TATAATATACAAAATAAAGAAAAAATTTAAAGAAAAAAGGAGACATTGATGGAAAAAGGAAAATCAGGAGTTGTGATAAATGCAAATTTAATAGTCTCTATGCTCATTGCTGTTTTAGCTTCCTACTCGGCTTTTGTAATCAATTCTCTTCAAAAGGAACTTACGAAACAGTATGAGGTAATATGCCGTTTATCTCTTAAGCTCGAGGATACTGCCACGGAATTAAAGATACATTTGGCCCGGCATGAAGATATGAAGGAGAGAAAGTAAATGCCTAAATTTGATATAGGTTTTAATTCACAAAGAGACAATGAAAACTTTAACGGTAAGTTTCCCGGATATGTTCAATGCTTCTCTACATCCGTATGGATGCTAATGTCTTATTATTCCCTGCAAATAGATGCCCTGAATGATAAGCAATTAGCTAAATACGTGGATGATGTTGAAGCATCTGTAGGTAGTATTCCCGCGCTGGCTGAGGAACTTAAAAAGAAAGATCCTTCCGTTACCGGAAAAACTTCTTTGCTCTGGATGGTTCAGAAAGCCGGGTTGCAATTATGGTTTGATAATTTAAAAGTTCAGGGAAAAGCAGTCTGTAAATTATCAGCATCTTTTTTTGAAATAAAAACCCTATTGAAAGATAGACCTGTTGTAATAGGAACCAGTAAAATGGGGGGCCTTCCCGGCGGGCATATTATCCTTGGAATAGGTTATGATGATATTCATACAGTCTGTCATGACCCTTATGGAGATGCCCGGACTAAGTATAAAGAATATAGAGGGGCTTCTACTTATTATGAGGATAAGTTCTTGGAAAAATATTTTTCTGGAAGAATATTATATTGGGAGAAAGTAATATGAAAATTTTTAAATTTATTATTCTGTACTTAACTAATATTTTATTAGGCATAGATCATTTAGGAAATACTATTATGTTTGGTGATCCTGATGAAACTATTTCCGCAAGATTCGGAAGACGCTGGCCTAATTCTTTATTTGCCAGGTTTATTGATTTTATTTTCTTCTGGCAGAATAATCACGTTCTCAATGCCTGGAAGAATGAACAGACTGAGTCGATAGGAAATGAAGATTTAATAAAATGAAATCAGCTCTACTTAAAATGATGTTTTATCGCCGGGGCAGATTGTTTATGCCTTATGTTTATGCTTTCATGTTTCTGAAAATGATTTATATTTACATGTGGGTACGATTGCTTTCTCCTCTAGGAAGTGCAGACAAAATAAATATATCAGATGTATTGATGTCAATACTATTTGCAGAAGTAATCGCTTTTATTAAAATATCCACATGGGGTCAGAAAGATATTTATTATGACGGAGAGGAAAAAAGAAATCAATGAAAACTAAACATATGATAATATCCTGGCTAGGTTCAATTTTAATTGCTTCCGGAGCAACTTGGTATATTACTAAAGACTATTATAATAAACCCATTCCCGATCCCAATGATCCGGTAGTAACTCCTGTAGTTTCTAAGCCTGTAGAAAGACCGAAAAACTTGGAATGTGAATTGGCAAAAGATTTTCTCTGGCATTATGATAATGATCCTTTTATCATTGAATGGAAAACATTAAAGCAGACCCGAACGGAATTGAATTTGGGAATAGAAGGGTCTCTATATCAAAGAAGTTTTTCCCAGGAAGCTACCATTCCTATTATTCAAAGTAGTTCAGGTAATTGGAAATTATATTTGGGATTCGGAATAGGAACTATAGCCACCGCGGGTGCTGTTTACGGCGGCTATAAATTATTTAAGTTACTGAAGTAACTTAATTTTTAAATGTTGGTTTGAATTCTGCTCCTTTTTCTTTAGAAGTATCAAATTCAGGGACATCCATAATAGGAGATCCTGCCACTTCAAGTCTATTTATATCAAACCAGTTTTGATCTCTTAATTTTCCTTCATTATCAATTCCAGGATTTAAAAGTGCTTGATTGCATCCATATAAATCAAAAGCTATAGATGTAATCACCCCTTGAAAATTTGTAACCTTATCTTTGGCATGTCTTCCTAATAGATTAAGCTTTTCTTTTACATTTATTATCATACATCCTCCTTTTAATTTAAAAGCTTCTTAGCTTTTTTATAATCTCCTAATTCTTTATAACATAAGGCCAGTTTAGTATTCACAGCATTGTCAGCCGGAAAACATTTCTTATATTCTTCATAGGCTTTCTTTGCTTCCGCATAATTAGCAATCTCATAATAAAGATGTCCCAGGTCTTTCAGGAAATGATTAAATTCACTCGTTCCCACCATTGCTTCAGATACATATTTTAATCCCTCTTTTATATCATTGGGATTATCCTCAATGAGTGCCAATCCGTATTCAAATTTGATTCTGGGAAACTCCGGGAAGTCCGTATGAAGTTTCTTATAATATTTAATACTCTTATCTAGTTCCCTTTCATGGAAGTATGCAGAAGCCAATCCCCAACGGGCATCAAACTTTTCCGGGAATAATTTTTCTGCTTTCTTAAATAGCTTTATAGCTTCCGGAAATTTCTTTTCTTCCCTTCCTAGTTTTTGTCCATCTTCCATGTATCGGAGATAATCAAAGATGTCCTGCCGTCTTTCCTCTTTAGCTTTCTTGTCTGCTTCATCTATATCTGTCTGACACATTTGTTTGGCTTTTGCAAATACATTAGAAATATTCAAATAAGGACTTTCTGGATAATTAGAAATCTTTTTACAATCTACTAACACATGTGCCCAGTTCCCGGCAGCCAGATATTTTTCAGCATCTGACAAGTCAATCTCCTGTTCAATCATGCTTACAAATAAAGATTCATCTTTTGTTTCCTGATATGTTTCAAATATTTTTAAAACATCTTCATACATCGGAATAAGTTTTTCTGAAGCATCCCGCGCTGCTTCCATTATCATTTTACTTTTCCCGATAGCTGCTATCCGGTATTCTACATTTTTAAATAGATAATTTTCTACATACTCTTTTCTTTCTTCTACGGAATTAAACTTTCTTTTATTCACAGCATCCAGAATATATTCCTTGCTGTATATCTTTCGGCTGGCATGAAATATAGCAATCCCAACTATAGGATTCTGCTTTGCCAGTTCATGTGCAGCATTAGCAAACTTTTCATTTAGTTTGCTTGATTCAGAAAACTCTTTTTTATCCATATCAAGACTAGTCATTGTTTCCGCTACTTTTATTCCCTCATTACAATTGAAGATCAGTTCATTCAGGTTATGAATTTCTTTTTTGAGAAGATCAATTGTCTTAAATATTTTATCTTCATAATCCGGGGACAAAGAAAGAAAAGGATTCAAAACAGTTTTATCAATTTTCTTTTTGCAGTAAGTTTCTATATACTTTTCCAGTGTTAATAATTCTGTTCCTTTCTTTTTTGAACCACCTTCCGTGGAATCAAATATCATTTTTTCTTTATCCGTATTATGAATCATTTCATATATCTTTTCAAAGGAAGTAATAAAAGTGGCCAGGCCTACATTAGTGGGAACCATTCCCCCGAATTGATCCGGGGCATACGTGATATAACCCATGCAATGATCCTTATCTTTTAATGTACTGCGGGGATCTTTTATTTTCCACTGGATCATTCCATTCTCATCTACCTTTACAGCTCCCCCCGCATCCACCTGAGGAATATGGGATTTAAAGTCAGGGCTATAAGCCAGATCAAGGCCGATAGTTGTAATCGGGTTGCATCCAAGATGATAAGCAATACCGAATGCCAGGTGAGATACACTACCGCCAGTTTCAACACTTCCTTTATCATATAAGACCCCTGCAACCGTATTTTCCGATCCGGGACTGGGACTGACTGTAATGAATTTCGGACCCTGCCATTCTTTTAGTATCGGGGCATAAGTCCGGTTCAATGCTACTAAAGGAACATCAGTGTCCATCAGTCCGTTAAAATGCTCATAATTGACTTCCCCATAATCTACTGTACAAATAAAATCTGGTTTAATATCATAAGCCAGTAACACTCTCAGGGCCTGAGCCACTGCCACAATAATTACTTTGTCCTGAACTTCTTTAAGCAGGTGAATATTCTTAGTAAGGCTAGGCCCTGTGTTTACTGTCACCGCTGGCTTTCCTTTGTATAAATCCTTTATGTCAGTAATGCCCCGGTGACGGATACAATAGGGAAGATTTTTAATATCATTCTCTGCTATGATTGCCCCGGCTCCCATGACTGTTCCTGTTCCACATCTTTCCTGATTCAGCATTTCTATTGTATGAGGAATTATATCCGCGTACTCTTCACAGAGCATTGTATATTTATCGGTTAAGGTTATCCAGTTTTGAATTACAAAAATCCCATCCATTTCCCCGATAGCAATACTGACTTCATTCTTATCCGTGGCAATCATTATCCTTCCAGCTTCAATAAACTCAGTAAAATTATACCGGCAGAAAGCTTCCTGAATAAATTTCAGGACTGGTTCTACTACAATTATTTTATGTCCGAATTCTGAATTTTTTAAAATGTGGTAAGCCATGTGGCCCAGTCCCATTCCTATCAATACTGTGCATCCGTCTTTCGGGTAAATATTTTGTTTGCTTATAGCAATGCATTCCTTCTTTGGAAACTTTAAAGGATATGCCGGGACAATTCTATTTCCTTTTTTAATCAGGAAATTATCTCCTTTTATTTCTGCCCAGTCCAGGTTCCTGGCATTTTGTATCCTGAGAAGTACTTCAGAATTGGCCCAATACTTCTTTAATGTTTCTACATTCTTTTTGAGTAGTATGTTAATCATTTAGCAAGCTCCTTACTTAGTTTATTTATTTCTGAATCGTTATGACAAATATCTTTGAATATTATTCTTGATTCTTCCGGGGCATATTTAAAAGCGATTTGTAAAAGATTCATCCAGGCAATATTATTTCTTGCCCTGATTTTTTGAATTTTATTTATTATCTGTTTATCTGTTTCCAATGATCCTCCATTATAGAATAACAATTTATATTTCTATATTTTCCATTTAAGAAAATCCCATCATAGAAGATTCCCTCTAAAGTCATTCCGAGTTTCATACAAAGTTTATTCATACCTTCATTACTGGATGCCGTTCCTGTCCAGATGCGGTGTAGGTTCAATTTATCAAATCCATGCTTGAATAGTATTGTTAAAGCCTCAAATCCAATACCGGATTTCCAATAATCTTTTTCTCCGATAATGATTGCAAATTCGGCACTTCGATATATCCAATTGATTCTTTGTAGGGAAATATTTCCTATGTGCTGTTCCCAATACCTTTTTCGCTTTTTATCTACATATTCTATTTTTTTATAAACTATCCCCCAAACAATATCTTCTTTCCCTGATTCACACATATCAAGATACTTTTCAAATCTTTCTTTTCCATAAGGGAAAAGACCATGTGAATTATACCGGGTTACTTCAGAATCATAAAACCATTTTTTATATTTGGATTCTGTTTCCTGAATCAGTTCCCGGTTGAACGGTACTAGAATAAATCTTTCTGTTTCATAAATTATTTGCATGTATTAACTCCTTTATTTCTTCTTTAGTTAATTGCCACTCATTAGTATCTGTATAATATGCCCAATTATTAAACTTTGTTTTTGCTTCATCTAAAGGGGATAATACATAGTAGTAATTATTATCAGCAAGAAATCTACTCTCTTCAAAAGTTATTAAGCACTCATGAACTTTTTCTCCTTTACGAATTCCCGTTAATAGTATTTCAGCTTCCGGCGCGACCACCTGAGCAATATCAAATACTTTAGCAGTCGGCATTTTAGGAATAAATATTGAACCAGCTTCTCTTCCGTTAAATGTAAATCTCTCAATAATAAATCTCGCAACTGCATCAAGAGTAATCCAGAAGCGTGTCATTTTTCCGTCTGTCAGGGTGATCATTCCTGACTTGGCCTGTTCCCGGAAAAGCGGAATGATACTGCCCCGGCTGCCTAGTACATTTCCATATCTACATACATTAAACTTTGTTCCATTGTTTCCTGAATAAGTATTTCCATATATGAAAAGACTTTCGGCAACTGCTTTTGTCTTACCGTAAAGATTCACTGGATAGACAGCCTTGTCCGTACTTACATGCATACAGGCTTGTACTCCGTTATCTATACAGGCATTTATTAAATTCTTAGCTCCGATTATATTTGTCTCAATCGCCTCAAAGGGATTAGATTCACAGGACGGAACCTGCTTCATAGCAGCGCAGTTTATTACTATATCTACGTGCTGACAGGCTCTTTCAAGTCGTTCTTTATCCCGTACATCACCGAGTAGAAAAGCAATCGGAATATTAGTGTTCCATTTCTTAATCTCATTCTGTAATTCCCATTGTTTTAATTCATCCCGGCTAAATATGCGTATTCCTTTTGGTTGATATTCAGTAGCCAATATTTTTAAAAGGGTTTTTCCAAGGCTTCCTGTCCCACCCGTAATTAAAATTTCCTTCCCGTTAAGCATAATATATTATCTCCTTAGCAAATAATAATTCTTTTTTCATTTCCTCTATACTTTCAAAAGTAGCTTCCAGAATAATAGGATACTTTTTCAAATTCAGATTAAATCGAAAACAATCTTTATAATGCATAGGAATATGTTTTTTAACCGGATCATATCCTGAGAAATGAATCTGTTCAATTTGTCTTTCATACTTTTTGAAATATTCAAAAGCTCTTCCGGGAAGAGATAAGGCATGAGCTATATCAAAACATACAGCATCAGAATTTAAAAAAGGATATTCATGACCTTCTATATTTTCAAATAAAAGGCTTTTCCAATATTTTTTTATAAAGTCCTCAGTCAGAATTCTTTTTTTATCAATGTGGCAGATAAATTTATTTATGAAAGGAAGTTGCTTTATTACTTTCATTGTATCTGTATGGCATTGGGTCAGGTGATAGCTTAGATACTTCATTCCACAAAGCCATTTATAATTCTCTTTGGAAAGCTGAAAATGTTCTTCCTGCTCCGGGGTCATTACTAATTCTAAGGCATTAAAATATCCGATTTCCTTTTGATAATTCCGCCACCATGTTATATAATTATCAGCGGCAACAGGTGTTCCAGATACTTTCCAACAGCTTCCGATACTGAATCCTATTTGCATGGTTCAGCCTCCAGTTTAGTAGCCTGTATTTTATTATTTATTTTTAACAATTCCGGATTCTCCTGAAGGTAATTTATTACTTCATCATAATGAAAATGTATTCCTTCAAAATGTTTATATATTTCTGTAATCACTTTCAGGTCTTCCAGGGTGTCTAGAGTCAATCGCCATTCCGGAAAATAATGTTCCGGCTTTGCCTGCATATTTATTATCCGGGGTTTGGGATTTAGATTTTCCCGACAATGCCAGATATTCCAGCCTGTCCAGTAGGGCTTCCAATACAGTCCGTGCATATAAGTTTCCCCATATACTTCTGTTGTATATACCTGAATATCAAAACCGTCAGGAAAAGATCGAGTAATACAATTCGCGGAATAGTCAGCTTTATAATACATTAAATCTTCAATCAATCTGTCCGCGAGAAAGGGATCAAAGAGAGAACAGCAATGGCTTATATCAACTATAATATCTATGTTGAAAGTATGAGCAGCATTTAAGGTTCTCTGAAAAATATTATTATGATTTCCAGAATACATATTAACTTTAGTATTCCTGTCTTCATTATGTATTGTACTATACCAATTTAATATCTCTGCACAATCACCTTCCGACACAGCAAGAATAATTTTCTTTATATATTTTGATTGATTTGCTCTTTCAATAATTCTTTCCAGGTTAGATTTTCCATTTATATCAATCAATACTTTTCCCGGCAGCCGTTCACTGTGATAGCGGGTAGGGATTATTAGTCCAATATTAGGATTAGATTTCATTATATATTTCCTCCAGTTGTTTAGGTGTACGTGCAAAGGTCCCGGCATCGGGGCCTGTAGAATCCTCTAACTTAAAATGGCATTCGTAAGCAACTGGTTTATATTTCTGGTATAAATCCCAGTTGGTTGTATGATCTGAAATACCTTTTTTTAATTCTTGTTTATAGTGATGATGAGAAGGGTTTTCTCTTTCTTTATAAAATTCTTTTTCATATTGTTTTAAGTAAGCAGGATAATGAGATACACAACATAAAATAATATTATTTTTAATTTTATTCCAATTTCTTTTGTATGTAAAAGGATCATTTTCATCTACTCTTTTTTTAGTAAAATCAAAGCCTGTAATAAAAGGTTTTGTTACATCCCAACTTATTATCACAGGAATTTTTCTAGGCACTTCCCCGATCAGCCAATATAAATCCGGTCTGTTAGCAATCTTAATAAATGGAACATCATAATTTAAAAGAAATTTTAAAGACTCGAGATCAAAGACAGAAGCTGTTGTTTTGTATCCGAGTTCCTTTGCATGATTATAAATATAATCAAAGGCTTCCCATTCTAAAGGAATATTATCCCCTGCCTGTTTAAAGAGTTGCCACTTGATTATAAATTTTCTTTTGGGATCAATTTGAGAAAGACAATTAACCATATGTTCCATGTAAGAAATATTATTCTTTCCCGTGTTGCCTGAACCGAAATCTAAAATAAACATTATTGGATCTCCTTTTTACATTCTGACAATTCCCATTCTCTAACTATCTTTTCTTCATATAAAGAATTATTTGTAGTGGCATTTCCCCCATGTCCTATTCCTGTACTTCCCCCAATAGCAATTTGAATTTCTGATTTTTTATCATTTGCAAAATTCACCATATACCAAAATTGAGGTGTGTTATCATCAGCCCATGCATCAACATTATTATGAACAAAAGAAATAATTCCTTTTCTCCCATCCAATTTCATACAAACAATATCTCCAACTTTATATTTAGCTGGAATAGTTCTTTCACAACTTAGAAAAGATAATAAAATAATTAAGAATATAAATTTTCTCATATCAATTCCTCCCGGTTCTCAAAGACCTTATAAAAAGCATCTGATATATCTTTTCTGTCCTGATCGTTAAGATCAAGACCGTTAAGCGTCCATAGAAACAAATCCTCTTTCCACAGCCTTTCAGCTACTGGGCAAGGCATTGCATTATAGTTATGATCCTTTAATGCCCAGTGTTTTCTATTCTGAAATAAAGGCATTTTATAAAGAGGCTTAATATATCCGCAACCTATGGGCACTCCCAAATCCACCCGACCTTCCTGCGGTTTAAGCTCCGCTTTCACCGCCTGGATAAATTTATCCCTATGTATTCCATCCATCATATCAGAATTATAAAAGAAAGCCTGAACATAAAAAGAATGAATACATCCCGTGCGAATCGGGGCGGGAGTAATTCCCGGAATCTTGCCTAATTCATTCATAAAATAAAAAGCATTAGCCTGTCTTCTGTAAACAAATTCAGGAAGCTTTTTTAATTGTTCCATGAGAATAACTGCCTGTAATTCCGTTAAGCGCATATTAAATCCAATCATGTTTTCTACATCTGTATACATATCATTATTCATATCGGAAATAACAGCCTCAGCATGATTCCTTAATAGCTGAAGATTTGTTTTATATTCTGAATCAATAGATACGGCCATGCCCCCTTCCCCGGCTGTCAAGTGTTTTCCCTGCGTAAAGCTGAAGCATCCTATATGTCCTAGAAAGCCAGCCGGAATATTTTTATAATAAGATCCTATTGCCTGAGCGGCATCTTCTATAATTATCAGGTGATGCTTTTTAGCAATCTCAAGAATTTCTTCTGCAAAGGGCTGTCCGAATAGATCGACTACTATTATGGCTTTGGTCTTTTCTGTTATTCTTTGTTCAATAGAAATTGGATCAAGACAGAAATACAGAGGCTCAATGTCTGCAAATACCGGGGTTGCTCCGTATATTATCGGGGCTGTAGCTGAGCAGGACATGCTCCACGGAGTTACAATGACCTCATCCCCCGGCTGCAATCCTATCGCGCCACAGGCGAGCTGTAATGCAGATGTACAGCTGTTTACTGATATAGCTTCCCATCCATCCTTTTTCTTAAATACATTTTTAAACATATCCTCAAACTGTCGGACATAATGACCACCATAAAAGGCTTCCGAGCTATTCCCCCGGAATCCGGAAAGCGGTTGATGATTTCCAACTACCTTTTTCATTAAGGATTCTACAGCATCCTTTTCCTCTTTTCCTATTGTTACCTGAGCAGGTAATAAACCATTGCGGATAGGTATTCCCCCATTGATGGCTAATTTGTTCATTGCTATTCTCCTTTTAAGTGTTCTATTATTTTATGTACTTGTAAAGCGTCTTCAGGTTTGCATAAACTATTATTAAAATAATTCATTAAAGTTGGTGATAAAAGATATGATAAAACATTTTGTAATAAATATTCCAATGATCTATTCAATTGGGTCTTTGTTCTGCTTTCCATATCCTTAGAAAGAATTTTAAATCCACCCCAGATCGGTTCCTCAATCAGCGGATAAAAATCAATATACATTCCGTGCTGACTTAATATTATTTTTCCTTTTTCGGTCATTATTTCAAGCTGAAATACTTTATATTGTCTCCCATCGCAGGGGGAAAGAAAAATATGATGGCAACTTTTAAAAGATAGATAAGCAGCATAAGTTGAATCATTTTTATCTCTGTCAGGTATGCCGTGACCAGGTTGCTCTATATGACCCCCTTCATATTCTCCAAATAGGAATCTGCATAAATCAATCCCATGACACATCTCGTGGCGAAGGCCTCGCGTGTAGTGGAAGGTTGCAGAATATATTTTTCCATATTTCTCATTATCAATATCCTTTTTAAGTTGCTGAATTTCCGGGACATATCGCCGTGGATAATTTATGATAATAGGGATATTTGCTTTCTTATATGCTTCAATAACTTCTTCAGCTTCCTTTGAGTTACTACAGAAAGGCTTTTCAGCTATGACGATTTTGGGATTTACTTCATATTGTAAAATATCAAGTAAGACTTCTTTATGTGTTTCAGTTGGGGTACAAATAGATACAATATCAATTTGTTCTTTTTCCCAGTCAATGTCCGTAAAATCTAAGTCCCATTTACATTTCCATTTATTACTCGCAGAAACAGACCGTTCTATAATTTTATCAAATATTCCTACTAACTCAACTTCAGGATGATTATGATACATATGAGCATGAGTCAGTATATTCTCTCCGCCGGGAGAATCATATTTATCTTCTTTTATTGCCCCAATACTGCCCGCACCTATTACAATTGCTTTATACATTTTTATTCCTTTTATCTAAAATATTATTTATTTTAGTCACTATATTCAAACATTCATTTCTTAATTCATATAAATCTTCTTTTGTTAAAAGTTCCAAATCAGGATAGGTTAAAAGTTTTTTGATTTTAATATCATCCATTTATTCCTTCCCCGGTACTTTCTGCTGTACCCTTTTATTTATTTCTAATAGATGTAAATTCTTTTCCAAAAACTTTATAACATCCCCCGCACTGAATTTATTATTTTTAAAATGATCGAAAATAATTCTCATCAATTGGTAATCGGCTTCCTCATCAATGCACAGTCTCCAGTCCTGATAATCTTTTCCATAGATAAAACTGAATTGTTTCCGGTGATCTTCCCGGATCATTATGTTCCAGCCGGAATGGGTCTTGTGAACATAATTAGTTATTTCATTAGAAGCTATTAAAAGGGTTGTAGGAGAATATATTTGAATATCAAATCCGCGCGGATAGGATCTATTTATAACATTGCTGACATAGGTAAAAGCAGGGAAGTTTTTAAACTTCTTTACCATTACATCAATATGCTTCGGATCAATCAGAGGACAGTCTGCTGTAACATCTACAATAGCCTGCACCTTATGATATATACAGGCATTCAGAATATTATCCAGAACAAATTCCTTTTTTCCTCTCCAGCATTTACATCCCATTCTTTTAGTAAATACTTCCAGAATATTATCTTCCGGCTCGTCAGTAGTTACAATTAAAATATCATCTACTGTCTTTGCTCTTTTTATTCTTTCAATGAGATGCTGAAGTACTGGCTTATGTTCCTTACCCAACGGGTATAGAACCTTGCCCGGAAGCCTATTGCTACCCATACGTGCCTGTATTACTGTCGTGATTTTCATTCCTTTTCCCCCTTTACTTATGACTTTTGCAATACCATTTAACCTGAGTGTAACGTATTCTCTTTATTGTTTTTTTAGAGATTTTAGGAATCATATTTTCTTTCACATTAAAAACTTTGCATCTTTTCCCTTCTATTATTTCCGAGCATTGAACAATTTTATTTTTTCTGTTTAGATTGCTTTGGATTAACTTTTTTTCTTTTCTTTGTTTTCTTAGGTTCATTAAGTCGCTGTGGACTTTGTTCTTGCAATTTATTTGATTTTCCTGTATTTTTTCCTTGCTGTATAACATGAGATTTTCCCTTTCTTATGGAGACTTCAAATATTTTATCTGCTCCCTTTTCAATCTCTTCTAATGGAACCCTTTCATCATGTATCATTATGATTTGTAATTTCAATTTTTCAGATAATAGTTTTATCATCTGAATTACTCTTTCATTTTCTTCCCGGCCCTTGAGATGCTTGAAAGCCTCATCCAATATCAATACATTTCTTGATTTAGGATTCTTAATATTCCATAGGGCAATACGCAGAGCAAATCCAGCTACATCAACAACCCCCACTCCGGTCTCATCTGTCCTATTTCCATTACGGGAAAAATAAAGATCAGCAACCGTCCCGGAATTCCTTTCATTGATCTCAATATGAAATTTATAAGGATCATCGAAAACTGATTCCAGGGCCATTGTAACTATTTCGGAAATTCTAAATTCAATCTGCTGCTGAGTCTTTTTTGCTACAGTTTGGATTATCACCTGAGCTTCTTCTGTATTTTTATAATCCCGGTTAAGCTGCTGGATTTCTTCTTTCAGGGCAGAGACGTCCTGAAAGACCTGATTGCGCTGGCCTTTCTGTTGTTCTAAACTATTTCTGTATGATTGTATGTTCATATATCATATTCCTTCTCCAGGGCTTCAGCATCCTCTTCAATCTCAGCTTCCAAAGTGGAAATCTTTTTCTTGAGCTTTTCCATTTCTTCTTTTGCTTCATCAAAAGTCATTCCGAGATTTTCCAGAGCTGAATCAAGTTTTGCTTTAAGTCTGATTCCTTCCTCTTCCGTTTCCTTAACTTCTTTTTTAAGGTCTAAAAGTTTGTTAGCTAAATCCATGTTACTCATTTTAATCCCCTTTATATATTACGAAGTTCATTTAAAGTTTCTACATCCTCTTCTATTGTTTTTATGCTTTTTCCCTGCTTCAATATTAGTATTAAATTTATAACAGAAACAATTATAAGTATTATTACCATAATGTTTGTTATGATATTCATTTTTCTAATGCCTCCCAGCATATTTCCTGTACAGGTTTTCTGATCTTCTGTGATCGAAAAAAGTTTTCAAGATTTTTCTCAAAGTTTAAATCCATTTCCGCGTCATTCTCTCCGAATCTATTTACAAAAGATTCCACCCGGTTATCTCTTTCCTTTTCAATCTCAATATAGCTACGGTCAATTACATCTTTCTCAATAGGATAGGGAATTGTATGTACTATAATAGTATCTTTCATTTCTATGTAATAAAAAGCCGGGTAATAATCAATTTGATCTGCCGACATACGCATCATAGAACCACAATTGATAAGTCCTCTTTTATTATTTGTGTATTCAATAAAAGGTCTATGATTATCCCCGGAAATTATTATTCTTGCTTCAGGATTATCTTTTAATAATTTAATAGCCTTTGTACTTCCTTGCACTCCGGGAATAGGAATATCCTGATGAATCATTTTATGTATAAGCATTATTCCATGATCTTCAAAAAAGAAAGGTTGTTCAAAAGGAGTAGACGATAAATCAATAACTTCAGCTTGTCTTAATACCCATAAAGAAGAATGTTCAAGTAATTCTATATTATGATTAGGAAGATCATGCTGTCCTGGTATTACATGAAATTTTAACCCTTCGTTTTTCAAATCTTGTAATTGTTCAATTATCCAGGCCTCAAGAAAGGAACTGCTCTTTGCCCGATGAAAAAAATCCCCAGCGCAATATATATCACAATTCTTTTCATTAGCTGTATCAATAAGAAATCGAAATTTCTTTTCCTGAGCCTTCCAGTAATCATCTGTACGGGCATGGGGAATAGAATCCCGGAGATGTAAATCGGCACAAGCTATAAAATTATATGTTTTCATATTCTCCTTAATAAGAATAAAATATCTTCATCCTGAGTCAGAGAAAATCTTATCAATAAAGATCGTTTGATCTTGTCTTTTGCTTTCTCTATTTTTTCGGCATCTTCTGGTTGCACAGTGGACAGGTCTCCGGTGTAAGTTTATCAAGCATTTCTTTTTTCTTACTATATTTTTTTCTCATGTCCGATAATTGAATTTTTAAAGTTTCAATTTTTCTTACCTGAGAATTTAAAGTCTCATAAGAATCATTTAGTTTTTCCAGTTGCTCTGTTTTCTTTATATAGGAATCAATTTCTTTTTCTGAAGGATAATTCTTTTTATTAGCTTCAATATCTTTCTGTATAGATTCAATCAGCTGAATAGATTTAAAGAGAGATGTATATTTATCCTTTAAAGAAATAAAGAAATTATTTTTCTTTTCCAGGGCTTTCAGATCGATTTCAAAGTCATCAATATAATCATATTTTTTTAAACTCTCTTCTTTCTTCTCAAGATCATAAGTCCGGGATTTTATTGTTCTGTTTAGATCATTCTTTTTTGTTTTTACATAAGACTGTGCCCGGTCGATAGCTTCCCAGTTTACAATCTTGTTCAAATACTTTGCTACTTCCCCCGGAGTATTAAGCAACAGGAAAGGTCTGTCCAATTGATATTGAGTATTTATTTCATCAATGTTCAGTAGCTGAGCAACGGGTTCCGGGACAGTGGTACCAGGAGCCTCTAAAGAATTTGGGGTAGTAGAAATTCTATAACAATTATCTTTAGCAGATTTTCCTTTTTCTCTTACTACTTGAAAATCATTTTCTAGTGTAAGAGCAACAGAAGTATCACCGCCCCAGTGACTGCGGAAAGAATCCCCCAGGGGTCTGTTAGCAAGTAGCCATTTCAAGGCGCGGATTATTCCTGACTTTCCATTATCCGTACTGCCAATAAAAACATTGACCCCTGGGGAAAGTTCTATGTCAGTATGCTCATGGCTTTCAAAATTTTGAATAGTGATAGAAGAAATCATAGTTACCTTATAATTAAATGCTTTTCTAAAACATATTTTAAATCTTCTGCAAACATAGGTGATATATTCCCTATACTTATCATTTTTTTGCAAAAACAATCTATATCAAATTTTATTTTTTCTTTTAATAAATTTGGATCTGATTTTATACTACCAATATATTTATCTTCCATGTAGGATAAAAAATCAGAGAGATTAGTATAAGAAGACCTTTGCTTTACTACTAATTCTGTTTTAATTTTAAATATGTTATTTAGCATCTTTTATCTTCTCCGGGAATAATATTTTTCTTGCCGACTCCTTCGCAGTAGAGCTTGAATATTTTTTAGTAAATAAATTATGCCTCTGCTTCTTTCTCAGTCTTCTTCTTTGCTTTCTGTTTAAAAAAGTATTATGTATTGGAGCATTACTTGCCATGAATAAGTTCCTCCATTATATTAAAAAATACATTGGCGTCTAAAATAACAATAGGGACATTTCTGTTTTTCTTATGAATTAAAAGCCAGTTCCGAGTTGGGCTTGTATTTGTTTTAGCTTGTTCAATATCTTTATAAAGATTTATTTTTTCTGTTGCTTTACATTCAACATCAAATAGAAATTGATCTTTTGCTTCCATTCTTAATACTACATCAGTTCCTGACTGTCCCATAAGTCTTGGTTGAATCAATTTTTCATCTTCGTATCCCCATGGAATAAATAATAATTTAGAAATCTGTTCACAGGCCCATTTTTGAAGGTTCCTTCCTTTTGCCTTTGCAGAAGATGTTTTCATGTTCTCTCCTCAATTTCTTTTAAATTGGCTTCATTTACCATTTCTTTTTCCTACCCGCGCTGGAAATTGAATCCTCTATTTTTTCCCATTTATCAATTACTTTCTGAGCCAGTTCCTTTTCCAGGTTGTTACTTTCAATATGATGTATTAAGCCTTTCAGGGAAAATTCATTATTATCCCACTGAAATAATTCACTTTCCACTTTTGCTTTATGCTTGCCCAGGTCTGTATATAAATTATATAGGTATAAAATATTTGTTCTGATATTATCTACACCATAATCAAAAAGGATTTCCATGTATGCTTCCCGAAATGGTTTGTCATTTCCTATCTTTGTAATTCTGGCCTTTGTAGTAATCCCATATACACGTCCTTTCTTCCGGTGCTTCTCAGTCTCAGCTAGCCATATAATAAGAGAAGCCATGTGATCCAGAGCCTTACCCCCGGTTCTGTAATATTTAGGCCCGTAAGTAACACCGATATTTTCCCGGACTTGTGATATAATAATAAGAATACATTTTTTATCTCTTATATCTTTCATTCTTAACCGGAAAAATTTCCCCAGGTTTTTAACTTTCTCCAGGTTGTAAGTTCCTTTATCTTCTTTGTCCTTATCCCTTTCCATTTCCGCTTTACTGGATAGCATATCAAAGCAATCCAAAACATAGATAAGGGTTTTTCCTTCAGGCAACCGGGATAATTTACTTTTTAAATTTCCCGTGAAATCCTCTATGGTATGACTATTGATCTGATCTTTTTTTATAATATCAATTCCATAAAGGTCTCTGGTGTTAAAGGAATACCTGTTTTCAACATCATCATAAAACCATTCCAGCTTATTTCCTAATAGTCGATAAGCAGCAGCAATAAATTCAGAAGCCAGGAAAGTCTTACCTGATGAAGAGTCCCCGACAATATTAGAAATTTGTCCGATAGAGACCCCTCCCGACAAAGCGCAGTCCAGCGGAGTTATGCTTGTCGGGAGGGTGGGGATTAAGGGTTTTGATCTGGGTGTTCGGGCAGATTCCTTCACCTGTTCAACAATCTTTTTTCTTGTCTTTTTTAGATGGTCTGCCTTGGTTTTCATATGTCAATTCCCCATTTAAAACTTTTTGTAGCATATCGGAATAAACTTCATAGCGTCCGGCGATCTTCTTTCCGATCTTGAAATCCTCTATCCATGTCCGGATTGTCTCAGTAGACTTCTTTGCCTTCTTTGCAGCTTCCGGGACTGTTAATTTAATCCTTTCCATAGGCTTCTGAACAATCATCCCAGAGTTTGCATTTTGAGCAATCTTTTTGGTATTCATCACAATCTTCTCCGAATTTATGCCCACTAGGACATTTCTGTTTTCCTTTTTTCTTTGAAGGCGGTTCGTCATCATCGTCATCATCAGCAGGTTTTCTGCTCTTCTTTTTTACGGAAGATTGTTTTGGTTTTTCATCTTCATCATCGTCCTCATCAACAGGCTTCCGGGATTTCTTTTTAACAGGTTCCTCCTCATCATCATCGTCATCATCTTTGGAAACTGCTTTTTTAAATCCTTTGTCCAGATCATCATCATCTGAATCATTGTCCTCATCTTCTGAATCTTTATCTTCCTCCGACTCTTCCTCATCATCATCTACTGGCTTTTTAGATTTCTTTTTTACTGGTTCATCATCGTCATCATCTGTTTCTTCTTTCGAGGAAATCCCATATAAATCTTTTTCCATTTCTTCATAATCCGGGATTACCAGCAAGGCATCCAATGAAGGAACTTCATCAAATATTTCCGGGTCAACAGGTTCCCGATCTTTGAAGCGGAATCCGGTAGGCTTGTAAGTTGTATTTTTAAATTCACCTTCTCTTTCTTCCCCGTAAAAAATTATAGCTTTCCCTTCATCCGGGTCGGCAAAAGGAATAACCCCTTCCCCGTCAGTATCTCTTTCAGCTTCGGCTAAAACTTCTTTCAGAAATTCCCAGTGGCTTAAATCAAGAAGATAAAATTTATCATCATTCTTCATTAAGTCCTGAATGATGAATACTTCCCTCTGCTGTGCCCGCATGTCTTTTACTTCCTTGTCTTTGTAGGTATATTCTTTTGAATCTACCATCTTTTTTATTTCTTTACAACCGGGACAGGGCTGATTAAAAGTTTCTTTCATACAAAGATAATTTCCTTCACTTTCTCCGAAAAAGCGATGTACAAATACAGCCAGCTTGTAATCTGTCTTTCCTTTCTCCCGGCCTTTGGGGTGATTGTCTGTAGTGATTCTGTATTGAAGAATCCCGATTTTGTTTTTGTCTTTCTTTACTTTGTAGAATTCAAGATCAGGGTAATCAGACAGGTCAAGATAATTTGCTCTATTACCTCCGCTGCCCTTATCCTTATTTTTGAAATCGTCTTCGTATACATCGGACAATTTGTATTTTTCTTTTCCTGATTTATTTTTATTAAGAGACGACATTTTTATTTGATCCTCTTTTTAGATTTTTTATCAATAGCATCCATCTGATGCTTGTCTGCTGCTCTTTCCCTGATATTTTCTTTCGTGTCTTTCGGCTGCCGGGGCGTGGAATTATAATTTGCTAATTCTAATTGACACATATATTCAAGTGCTTTCTTTCGGTGATCCATTGCCATCTTATTAGCATTGTTTAACACTCGCGCCTCATGCTCTGCTTCCAGGTAATCTTCCATTGCCTTCGTATGTCTCTTGTCCATTATGATTTCATTAGCAATAGATTTCTCCGTGACCTTAGCTTCATTCATAGAGGCATTAAATCTGAGTTCCTTGTCAATCTCAGCATCAACTACTTTTAATGCTTCACTTGCTTTGTCCGCATCCCTTCGGGCTTCCTCAGCTACAGTGGCAAAATACCGATACATTGCAGGCTGCCTCAGCCACTCTTCATCAAGAGCTAATCGATCAATATTGTCGATGTCTTGAACAGTAAATTCTTTACTCATACTTTTTCTCCTCTTATATATTATACAAAATAAATAAAAAATTTAAAGAAAAATTTTATTTATTGCATTACTGATCTGAAAGCCGATAGTATCAATCCGGCTTTTCCGCTGTCATAATAATTATCAGTAAAATTTTCAATAATCATAGCCGATCGCAGAGCTGTTTTCTTATCCTTAGAATTTAAAGCAATGGTGGTAAAATATCCCAGCACAGCGCGCCGAATGGATTCAGGTTCTGCTTCTATACTTTTTATTATTCCTGCTATTTGATTCCATGCCCTTCCCTCGTTGAGGGCCCGGCATAAATCTATGACCTGCTTCTGGTCTGTCTTTATAGATTGAATTATCTTGATTGCTTTATCTGCTTCTTTAATCCCGATAATTTGTTGCAACATTATTAAGGCTTGTCGGGGGATTCCTTCCGATTCCTCTGCTATCTTTTCCAGTACATCTATATTGATTTTTATTTTCCGGGGAGAAAGAACATTGTCCAGTAATCTCATTATCATCTTAATATTTAATTTATGAACCTCAAACCTGGAACATCTATTTAAAATAGTCTTGAGCAGTTTCTCCGGCTCCGTAGTACACAAAATAAAAAATACATGTTTTGGAGCATCTTCCAATGCCTTAAGCATGGCGTGCTGGAAATCCTTTGTAGTGGCATGAACCTCATCCAGTATATAAACTTTACATTTGCCCTGAAGTGGCTTGAAAGACATCTGAGAAATAATATCACGGGCAGTATCTATTCCTCTATTATTGCTCGAATTTAGCTCGATCCGATCATATTCAGAACATCCTAATTCATTGGCCACTATACGGGCCAGGGTAGTCTTCCCACAGCCCGTCAGGCCGGAGAATAGGAACGTATGTGGAGGGTCTTTCTGCTGTAATAAAGACTGTAAGGATTCTACAGTGTCCCGGTTTCCTATTATCTCATTAAAAGTTTTAGGTCTGAATTCAATATTATAAGCCATTGTTATTTCTCCTTTTTACTTGCAGGGCATTCTTTGCAATAACAAAAGGAAGGAATAGAAGCACTTCCTTTCTGTACTTTATAATGACCACATTCTAAGATTATTTTTACATTTGATCCTTGTGAAAAATGTCTTGTTTCGGTTTTTGTAACTTTTCTTTTAGGGTTTTTCATATTTTTATTTCCTCCATTTCTGCCCAGTTCCCATTCACATCAGAAATTTTTGCATCTATATTCATAGGCACGATAATCCATTTCCAATGCTCCAGTAAATCTATTGTACTGATTTTCCGGATAATAGGAAATAGCTTTTTCTTTTCTTCCGGGACAAGATCAAATATCTGTGAGTCATGTATCTGTCCCAGGATAGTAGTATCAAAATTATTTTCAGGTAAATATTTTTGTAATTGAATTAAGCTCCATAGCAGGCAATGAAATGCCGGGCCCTGAATAGGATAATTGGCAACTTGTTTCCTGTCTAAATGCCCTGAAATCTTAAATCCGGTTACTGTATATATTACTCCGTCTTTTTGAAACTTTTTCCAGATGTCTTTTTTCCATTGATTGTAAACCCGGAAACGCTTATTCCAAAAATCATCTTCCACTTCCTGAACATGTCTTTCCCATTTAGAATACTTACTAAAAGGGATTGAGCCTTCAGGAGAATTTTTCCAGAGTGCTTCAGCTGTCATTACATAATAGGAACCATAGAACTCAGCAAAAACAAAATTGTTTTTAGCGGCATATCTTTCATCTTTGCTGACTTCCTTTTTTATAAATAATTGCTTCGCTACATCCCGATGCATATCGGAAGTTGGGTCATTTATATATTTAATCATTACAGGGTCTTTATGGACACAGGCTGATACGCGTACTTCCATTCCGGAATAGTCCACTTCCAGTAGTTGCCGACCGGGGGAAGGCTTTATTCCTGACCGGGTATACTTCTGTGCTTCCTCGTCATGCACCGGGACATTCTGGAAGTTCGGCCCATCTGAACTCGATCTATAAGACTTGACCAGATTCAGATTGAAAGAAGGATTCATTTTCCCATTAAAAGAATTTCTTAAAAAGCCTGTCAGGTAAGTTCCTTTTATTTTATCCAGTTTTTTAAATTGTAAAATCTTATCTGTAAAGGGGGTTGCTATTTTCTTTAATACTTCCTGATCTGTAGATTCATTATCCCCGCCTTTTGTTTTCTTGATGGAATTATATCCCAGGTCAATAAATAATAATTGTCTCAATTGATTGGAGCTATTAAAATTAAATTCCCCTTTCCAGTTTTCTAATTCTTTACTAGCAAGAATTTTTTTAGTGAGAAGGTTTTGTTTTTTAGTAATATCTTCAATTGTTCTTTCATAATACTTAGTATCAATACAAATTCCCTTTTGCTCAATACTGGAGAAGGCTTGCTGTCCTTCCATAAATAAATTAAATCCTTTTATGTTTCCTTTTTCCAGGCCCTGATCTAAAAATAATCTGTAGGAAAATATAGTATCCATTCCGCAATATTCTAACATTGAATCAAGTGGAACTTCCTCCATCCGGTTAAATCCATAAGAGTCATCGCCAACTAATTCAATAAAGTTTTCTACTTCTTTATTATAACTAGATACTCCGTAATGAACATAGGTCTGAAATTTTAATCCTGTTATTCCGGTCTGAAGGTCTTCACAATGGGCAGCAATCATTGTATCCCAAATCCAACCTTCAATATTACAATTTAAAATTACTGAACTCCATATATTTTCAAATTTGATATTATGCCCGATCTTTTTAATTTTGGGATTCTTCAGGAACTTTTTTAATGACAACATAAAACTTTTGTCTTCATAGAAGATTGGGAAAGCTGTCGCGCTTTCTATTCCAGTAGACACTGCCATACATAATATCTTATGCCCTGGGGCTTGGGGCTTCTTTCCGGTAGTCTCAAAGTCAATAGCCATAGGAGTCAAAGAAGTTTTCAATGAATCTAAAAATATAGAAGCTTCTAATGGCTTTGTTAATTTAACAACATTTGTTTTTATTTTCGGAAATTCTTTGTTCCAGTCAAACGCTTCTCTCAATGCTTTAATAAAAATCTTTCTTAATACAATATCATCTTTATTATAGTTCAGATATTGGGGGTGATTATTAGGGAATATCCAACATCCCAAATCCTGATCCGGGATCTTCCACCCTACCCACTTTTCAATTCCTTTGAGGTCTTCCTTTTCACCTATGAGGGATTGAAGAGGGGTCTTGCCAAGTGTAATTATCTTTTCGGGTTTTAATTCCTGAATAGTTTTGAATAGGTTAGGTCGGCAGTAATTGATCTGCTGATTTGTGGGGGTTTTATTTCTCCCCCTGTCATCTATTGATCGGCATATTATCGCGTTAGTAGCAAAGCAATCTCTCCTGAAATCAATTCCTATTTCATCGAGACATTCCCAAAGAGTACCTCCAGCTTCAGCTTCTCTTACAAACTGCATTCCCTTTTCATCTTCTTTCCGGCCGGGAGCTTCCCCGATAATAAGAATATTCTTTTTCCCCCTTCCAGTCACTTTCATTTTTGGGGTTCGACATTTCTTGTACAATCCGCAAGCCTCACAGGGATTAGAAAATTCCTGAACTTTCTTTTTGCTGGTAGATTTCCGGGGCTTTTCTTTTTCTACAAAGAAACCTTTCATTTTATTATCTTTCCTCCGGATTTTTTAAATAATTCTCTTTTATGTCTTTTCTTAAATTCTTCAATACGCTTACAAGCTGCATTATAATAATCCTTATCCAACTCACACCCGACATATTCAAAGCCCTCTTCTATACAGGCTATAAGGCTTGAGCCACTGCCGACATGACTGTCAAATATCTTGTCGCCTTTCTTGGCGTAGTTTATTAAAAGCCAGCGGTAAAGGGCAACGGGTTTTTGAGTGGGATGAATCTTAGTCTTGCCTTCATGTGAATTTAAATAATCAAATCCTATCCATCCATATTTAAAATATTTCAATACCTTATTAAATGAAGTCCATATTAACTCACCATCTGAAAAAGTAGGCCCTTGTGTTTGATGTTCTTTTTTATGCCAAAAAATCCATCCTTTAGATAAAGGTAAATTAAAATAATTTCCACCACATATTATTTGATTTATTGAAATTCTGAATAATTCATCAAAATAAATTTTATCTGGAATTTTATAATCCCAATTTTTTTTATCATATAATTTTTTATTTTTATCAAATCCTCTTTTCGTTCCACCCCTACCACATATTGAAAAATGACCATCAAATCCTATCCCATACGGCGGATCGACAATCGCAAGCTTAAAATATTTATCTGGTACGGTCTTCATGTATTCCATGCAATCACAATTTAGGAATTGATGGATTGGATTGGTTTTCATTTCTCCTCTTCTAATAGCATCATCAAATGAGAAAAGTTTTTCATTGTAAAAATTATTTTTCTTCCGTCAGTAAAAACTTCAGAAGACAGTTTTAATATTTCCATAAAGAAATAAGGATTTATTAGAAAGGAAATATTTTTGTCTGTATCAATTTTAATATTGCTTTCAATCCATCCTGTTTCATTCTCGGCCCGGCATTTCATTATTCCTTTATTGATAGAAACTTTTATTTTTTTATCCAGTAAAAAATCCCCCTCAGCCAGTACCGACACCAGCGATATGGTTTTGCTGAGCTCTTCCGGAAGTGTAAATTTATCTTTCTTTTTCGTCTCGAAAAATGAAGACACGTCTGGATATTCTTTACAATCCATAATCCGGCAATGTATTATAGATTTATCTTCATTCCGGAAATGAACCATATTTTCTTCTAAGAAATAATAATTGGTTTTTTGATTAGATAATATTACAGCTGAAGGAAGTGGCAAAAGAAAATTTTTCATACTTTCTTTCATGTCATATAGACTGATACGGAAATTGTCCGTAGATTGTATCGTATTTCCGTCTATATATACTGCATTAAACTGTTCCATTGTTATATCTTTAGACGCGGAAAAGATACAAAGTTTTACCCCCTTGTTAAAATGATCCGGAGCCTTTTCCCACTTGGCTTTCATCTTGAGAGCTTTTATCATTTCTTCATTCCATTCATAGCTGCTTATCTGTGCTTGCACCCCGGAAGTTTTTATCAATAAGGAATTTTCCTTGGAATGGAAAATAACTTTTTCTGATTCTATTCCGTTTATTATTTTTAAGGTTTCCTCAGATGGCACCATAATTTGTATTCCGGATTCAAAAGGAATCTCCAGGGAATAATTTTTATTGATAACAATTATTCTATCATTATCAAAAATAAAACTCTTGTAAATCTCTTCTGCGTCCCGGCTGGATGTATGTTTATATGCTGAATTTAAAACTTCTTTTAATTTAGCTGTTTCCATATTGTCTCCTATAATGTTGTATATATATTATAAACCATTTCTGGATTAAGTCTCATTTTAAATTTGTATAAATCCGGATTGTCTAAGCTCCCCCCGTCATTTACTTTCTTTCCGGAATTTAATATTTCCGGATCGGTGTAAAATCTATATCTCATATATTCACTCAGGAAAGGGATGTTCTGACAAAAACAATATCGATAATTTATGAACATATAATTTTCATCCCATATATTAACCCCATAGATATTATCATTGTCAAATAAAAATCTTTTATTCTTTCCGTCTGTTACATATTTCAGAATTACATCGTCATCATGTATTACTTCATCTGCTTTTCTATTATTTAGCCAACATGACAAGGCTTCTAATCCCCCCTGAGCCCCGAAAAGCTCTTCATAAAATAAATTTTTATTTACGGGAAATTTTTTTATATTCTTTCTAAACACAGTCCACTTTCCCCCGGATAAATTTAAAAAGGCTTTAGGGTCATAAATGAAATTATGATCCAGAAATTTTTCTTGACTCCTTTCTTTAAAAGGAAGGGATGCCCAATAAGGAATAACTGGAAGAATGGGAAGAGAGGGCAACATATTTATTCCTTCAGAATCCTGAATTCTTATTATTCCCAAATCGTCTTCTATTTCTTCCCATCCAGCCTTTTCAAAATATTCTTCACTACACCAGAAGTTGGGAACAATTTTATTTTTTTCTAACAGTTGTAGATACATTTTCTTTTATCAACCCCAGATTACTTGAATTAGAAGTCTTACTTTTGTTAATACATTTCTCTCCCTGCTGCGCTTTAATTCTTTGTATTAAAGCCTTGCTCACTCCCCCAGTCTTTCTGCTTTTCCCCCCCATTATTTTTCCTCCGTTAAATAGTTAATCGTGCCCAGGTCATCATACAAGCACGTGGCAATAAATCCGGTCATGTTCATTTTATCTCCCTGAAAATAAACAAAGCCCTTATCAGATATTTGGAAATCAATTTTCTGAACGAAAGTAAACAGCCCCAGAAAGTCCCCTGTGCGTAGTCCTATGGCAGACGTGTTCTTGATTATCTTATCCGAGTGAAGTTGAAAGATCCCTTTGGATTCTTTCTTTTTCACATTGATAAGGGTTCCTGTAAATATGTCGCGCTGTACCAGTTCAAATTCCCCTTTCTGCATTATTATTTCTACATGAGACAAATTCTCATCCAGGACTTCCTTCACTGAAGAAGTGATAGTCACCTGATTACACTTGTCCAGACTGGCTTTCATTTTCTTATACAATAGATTCATCTTTTTAAAAGACATATCTGGAGTGCGGCAGCTTTTCTTTCTTTCATATTCTTCATTCCCGGAAATGAATATGATCTTTCCATTCTGTTCCTCAAACTGACTGGACTCATAATCATTAGCATAAAAAGAATAATCTCCGGGAAAAAGATTTTCCTTTATTTTAAAATGGATTAAGATAGTAGAATCAGCATTGACTATTATTACCTGATCCCCACTACAACATATTATATTTTTAGATCGGCTATTCTGTTCCAGTGCTACTGCTAAGGCAAATAAATTTTCTACATAAGATTTGATTTTCATTTTATTATCTTTCCTCCGGATTTTTTAAATAATTCTCTTTTATGCCTTTTCTTAAATTCCTGAATACGTTTATCTGCCTCTTGATAATAATATTTATCCGTTTCAAAAGCAATATAATCATATCCTTCCTCGATGCATGCACAAATTAAAGATCCGCTTCCCATATGAGTATCTAAAATCAATTGCCCCGGTCGGGCATACTTTTGCAGACACCATTTATATAACGCTATGGGTTTTTGTGTAGGATGAATTTTTATTTCTTTCTCTTTTAAATTTTCTTGAAGAAAACCATTCCATAAATATCGAAATATTCGTACATGGTTTTCCAAACCACAAAAAGCTATTTCTGCATCAGAAAAAGAACTGGTAGAATTTTTTTTGTCCCATATAATTCTCCCGGGTCCTATATATTTTATATGAAAATAATTTATTCCCCATATAATTTGATTAGCACTGACTTTTAATAATTCATTAAAATAATTTTGTTTTGGAACTTCCCATTTTTCTATGGACGAATAATCTATATATTTTTTAGAATTACCCCCTTTATAATAATTTTTTTTATTAGGTCCTGAAAAGAATGGGGGATCTACTATTGCTAATACTTCTCTATTTAATTCAGGAATAAAAGGCATTCCCTTCATACAATCTATATTATATATAGTATTGATTTTTAATTTCAATTTAAAATTCCTTCCACAAGTTCTTTTCGGAAATCTGTTTCTCTATAAGTCCATACAATCCCGTCTTGATCATTTCCATAGGCTTCAATTCCTTGAGCCCAATTTAGGAACCATGCAGCATCCCCCCGGAGATTCCATAATTGCTTTACATCAGCTTTTATATCCTCAGAAAGAAATCCTCCTTTCTTAGTTACCCATTTTTCAAAATCCCCCCATGTGGTGGGTTTTCCCTTTCTGCTTACGATAAACCGGATTGCGCTTGTTCCGCAGCCGTAATTAAAACCACCTTGAAACCAATCTCCCACACTGCAGCATATATCATCAGCATTAACAGGAACATTCCCCGCGTCAAACGTACTGCAATGAATTCCTTTCTCTTCAAAATATTCCATCATCTTTCCGAGCATGAAAGAAGATATGGCCTGAGCTTCACTGCTTAAAGAAAACATTCTTCTGAAATCAATATCAGCCTGAGAGAAGGAAGAATCAATTGAAGAACTATTTGCTGAATAGGAATATGTGTCCCATGTTATATGCTTCACCCCGGCTTCTTTCATCTTCCCAATATAATGATCCACCTTATCTTTTTCATCATTTATAAAAATCATAAAGGGTTCAATCCGGGCAATAGCTCTTATTCCGGCCCCAGTAATATTTTTCAAAGCCTTCCACCGTCTATCGAAAGACGGTGCCCCAGGCTCAATTCTTTTTAACAATTCATTATCAGAAGAAATAAGGGTGATGTGAACTGCACTCCGGGCCTTGTTAGAAGATAATGCTTTCAAATAAATATCTTCCCCCACCAGGTCAGACTTTGTATTGATCATTACTGGATAAGAATATTCAGATAAATATTTTAACAGTTGTAATGATATACCTTCCTTTTTTTCTATTGGGGCAAAATCCTCAAACCGGATTCCCAGCCTCATAGGTATTTCCATGCGTACAGCATTGAGCACCTTGTCTGTTAATACTTCTTTCTTTCCCCGGTATTTCATAACTCGGTCTAGTTCCTTTTTATATGATTCTACATTACAGTGACGAAATTTTATTTGATTTGGATTATCAAAAAAACTTGTGTACAAACTATATTTAAAATAATCCGCATAACAATACCGGCACTGAAAGGGGCAATGTAACCCATCCCATACATCTATGTTCAGGGGCATGGGACAGCTCTGCGCCCGAAGAGATACTTCCAGAAAGCTTTTTATTTCAGAAGTATCTAACAACCTTTCGATCTTCTTAAATTCCTTATCCTGAAGATGGAATTGTTGATAATTTTTCTTTCTCCCCTTTTCCTTCATTTTATTCTTTTCTGAAGGTTTGTAAAACTTAGAAACACGGGGAAGCAGTTTTTTTAATTCTTTTCGGTAATCCCAATAGTTCATTTGAATAGTCCTTTTTCTTTTATATCCTTCAATGAATACATTCCCGGCTTTTTTCCCTCAAACAATTTCTTTCCCTCTTCATAATCCCCGATTCCATCCCATGATTTTTCTAAAATAGAATATGAAAATCCAGTTTTTTTCATTATCTTTTTCCAGTACACCACGTTGAAGGTAGTAGGCTTCTTTACATTCACCCCGCAGCATGTGTTAGAGTCTTCCTGATAAGAACCGGAGTTGACGAAATCCGGGCAGCCTAATCGGATATTATATTTTTTAGCAATAGCAATGAGCTGGGGTAATATTTTTTTCCATTGAGCATCCTGATTCATAAACCATATTTTTTCAATGTCCAATCCAATATGATGAAGATTCTTTGCCACCCAATCATTTAGATGAAGATTGTATGTATTGTAACTTTTTATTTTACAAGTTTTTAAAAGTTTTATTATATCTTCAAAATCCTTTACGGTGTGAAATCCGGGAATGAATGGCTCCCCATTTACCCCGACATTCAAATTTTTTCTTTGTAAATGAACAGCGTGTTTCAATCGCATCATGGGGGGAGTGGTTGCCCCTTTCTCTAATACTTCCCAGTCCCGATCTAAGCCAGGAGAAATTACTGGCATTATATTTGCTTTCATAGATAAGAGAATATCTTCATCTGCCATTAAATTTTCCGTGAATCTAGTCTGAATAATTACATCCCAATGATACTTTTTAAGAATTTGAAGGGCTTTTCTTGTAACTCTCTTAGTTTTTTCCACAGTCTGATATGGGTCTGTCTTGTTCCCCACCCGGATTGTGTTCCTATTATGTATAGCAGTGGAGATAGATGCCCTGGGAGATGTATTTTTAATACCATTTTCCAGCTTTTTTCGGAAAAGTTCAATATCAAGTGGTTTTAAATCATTTCCCCACACGTGGTTGAGCCTTCGGAAATAACAATGATAGCAATATGTTAAACAGTTACCATATGTATCTAAAGTAAAGGAAAGAGGACAATATAAACTATCTCCCCGGATTCCCAATCCATTTTTTAATTCTTTCATGCGCCTATGTTCCAGAATAAAATATTTTTATTTTTGGGAAGCTTTTCGATATTTTCTGTTAACCATTTCCACGCCTTGAGATCATAATAAGGATTACAGGGAAAGGGACAATCTATTTTTACAAAATCCTTGTATTGATATCCTTCATCTATGATTTCCATTTCAATTCTAGTGTTTCCGGGATGTGCTATATTGGGTTGTAATATTTTATTTAATTTATTATAAACAGTTTCATAGCTTCGGGAATACCCCATATGAATTATAAAATAATTATTGCTATTAGTTAAATTAAATCCTTTCATCACTCCTGCTGTTATTGTACCAGAAGAAATAGAAATAATTACAATGGTGTCTTTTTGAAATTTTATCGGGGTATAATAAAAAGCCTCCCCACAATTCTCTTCAATGCTTTCCGGGATTTGTAAAGCATTGGGCATCATGTAACTATCTTCATGCATTTCTTTTAATTCTTTTTTTGCCTGATGATATAATATAGCACTGCGCCCGGCTTGTAAAGGAACAACCCCGGCTTTTTCTTCCTGACATTTTCTTTGTAAGGGCCGAAGCTTTATTTCACCTTTATACTTAGGATAAAAGACAACCACGTGCTTCCCCAAGTCTCTTCCTATTACGCTCACAGCCCACCCCGCCTTGCTGTGGAAGGTGTCCAACACCCCAATTACAGATTCTTTTCTCTTTTTTAAATGAGAATAAATTCCCCGTGCTTTAGAGAAAGAAATGCGATCAATGCATAAATCCTCTCTTTTAACATACACGGTTCTGCCTTTTATTTTATAAGGCACAATCGGGGTGTTGTTCCTGATTTCAATCATATAATCATGATTCCATCTTTATTTATTTTTGCCGGTTTTCCGAAGGGGGACCATTTTTCACTTTTACAATCTGACAGGATTGTGCTAATGGTGGCTGGTTTTTTATCCGGGAACTTTTTGGTCAATAATTCTTTTATTTTTTCCGGAGTGTATTTCTTTTCCTTCAGAAGCTTTTCCAATTCTTCTTTTAATCCGGGGCCTTTGGAAGATAGTGCCTTGGGTTTGAATGTTTTTGTTTCCTTGGAAGTAGGCTTCTGATTTTTTATTTTTATTTCCGCAAGCACATCAACTTCCAATTCCATTAAAACATCGTAAGTCTCCTGAGAAATGGCATCACTCTTTTCCAAAAGTTCCGCGGTAGCAATTATTTCTTCTGTTAGGTCTTCCGCAGTACTTCTGGATTTAATCTTAATGGGCGGATCGGGATTAGCAACTTTGTTTAATTCCATAGCTGCTCTTTTTAATACATCAACTGTGATCTTCATTTTACTTCTCCTTTTTAGTTTATATATTATTATACAAAACAAATAAAAAATTTAAAGAAAATTTATAATCCTTCAACATTTTTTGCCCATTTACTATCCAGGCATACTTTCCCGATGCTCCGGCATTCCAACACTATCACTTCATCATCCACATGAAATTCATCATCCCTTGCCACCAGCATACTCACTCGCATAATACTATTCTTTTTATCTTCCCGGCTCTGATTCAATGCCATGACGTGAGTGGCATGCGCCAGCTTTCTTATATCTTCAGCAATAGTATCTTCCTCAATATTCTTTTTGAATGTACTGCGGTCGGTTTGTGTAGCGGAAATCACTACACAATTCTTTTCCTGTGCTAGTCCCCGGAGAGCTTCCTGCGTAGCATTTAGTTTTTGTCTATGTTCTTTATCTCCTGATTCTGGGGACATGATGTCTGCATAATCCACAATAATAATATCAGGAATAAATTTATTATAATGCTCCAGGTTACTAAGATGTGTCTTTATATCCTTTACATTGATAGAGCCTGTGGGATAGCAGCAAAGCCGGAAAGAATTTCCTGATAACATTCCCTCAATCTGCTTTTTCTTTTTTTGAATAGCTCCGGCACTCAATCCTTTTTTAAATAATTCCTTGTAATCAATTTCATTTTCTTTAGTAAAGAAGGGAAAATGTTCAATGGTCTTTTCAATCCGGGACTCACCTAAAAAGTATTGATAAATTCTATTAAGCATTTTCTTTTCACTCATTTCCAGTGAGTAATAAATTATATTAAGTCCCCTCATCAGTCCCCGCAGCCCGAACTCAGCCAACCAGAAAGACTTCCCGCGCTTCATCGGGGCAGCAATCAGAATATAATCCTGACGGCATATTGTTCCGAACATCTTGCCCAGGTCTCCGGGAAAGTCAAAAAGGTTATCATCTTCAGCGAAAAGAATATTTAGAATATTATCCCGGACAATATCAATACCAATTGTCTGAGCCCTTTCTGTTCTCTTAAATTCTGCAATAGCCTTGTGTGCATCCTTTATTTTATTATTTACTAGTAATACAGAAAGACTATCTTTTAAAATTTCTACTTCCCGCGCCTGAAAATAAAGTTCTGCTTTATCAACTTTGTATTTTACATTATTAGCTTTCTCATACCGGGTGGAAAGCCCGGAAAGGAATTTTCCTATGAGTTCGATCTGTGCCGGGTCTGCTTTATTATCATTACAGTATGTATCATACATTCCCTGTATATCTGAGCCGGGGGCCTTTTTATATTTCTGATAATAATCAAAGCACCACTTGCTGACAGTCTTAGCAAAAGGGATTTGTAATAATTCCTTTTTAAATATGGGAAGTATTTCTATGGTGTACCGGGGATCAGTTATCAGTCCGGTAATTATTTCTTTTTCTACATCGACATCAATCAGTGAGTTTTTAAAGGCCATATATTATATTCCAAAACCTTTTTTCATATTTTCAAAAATTTCATTTTGTCTTTCAATAGTTATATTAGTTCTGTATGCCCCGTATTTGCATTTAGAATTTGCAGAATAAGATTTATTATGTTGTGCTCTTTTCTTTTTATTTTTTGCTAATTTTTTCTGCCTTAATTTTTCATTTCTCATTTTACTCCTACAAGAACATCCCCACACCAGTAATCGAAAGTCACCGGATAGATATTCTTTATTCTTGTATCATTCCAGATTATACTATTAAATCCTAGACCATCATTCATTACATTTACATCTACATATCGGACAAGTCCTGTTCTCTTATTTACCTTTACAAGCACCGCCATATGTCCGTTGTCTCCCACACGATTAAATATTATAACATCCCCAACTTCTATATCTCTTAAATATTTTCGCGGAGTAGTTATTCTTTTTAATCGATTCTCGGAATCTTCCGTATTTTCAAAAACAACATTACTTTCTAACCTTCTAAAAAATCTCCATGAAGCTGATGAACAATCATACTTATCAAATTTCATATCCCCATTTAATTTATACTCAGCATCAAAGAACATATCATTCCAGATTACTAAAAGCTCCTTGCCGGTTAAAGATTTATATTGGGCATAACTGACTTGCAATTTCTGAACGGCTTTTGGAATAGGTAGGGTGGTCTGATAATCTTTACAACTTAAAGAAATAAAACAGGCCCCCCAACCGACTAATAAAGACATAAGTATAATTGTAAATAGACGGATGTTCCTTGTTAAAGGATTTTTTTTATTCATCCTTTCCTCCTATGATGTTATATAATTTATTATTCCAAGATAAAAGAATAATAATATAAATCCGATTACAACCCCCAGGATAAGACAAATATATCTATCAATATTTTTCTTAAAGTGTTTATACTTTTTCATTTATTTATTCCTGTTCTTTTATCCGAATTTTTCCATAAACTCATCTGTTTCTTTTATTCCGGGTATATTATGAAATTCCTCTTCTGACATCTTTCCTCTGTTCTTATAAGCTCTTTCATTATCCCCCTGCTCCTCGGTCTTTTCCTGATTCATGGGCCGGGGAGGATGAGTAAATACATGTAACAGCCAACTGGTATTAGTCCGGGAATTATAAATCAATGTTGGCAGGTCTTTAGGAAGCCATTTCTTATCCGGGGGCCAATATCCTTCTATGAATAATTTAGGAAGCCTTTCAATACAGATTTTGATTTCCTGCTTAGTGAATTGTTTTTCTAATAGAGAAAATCGGATATGATTCTTTTTCATGAATTCAGGATTGATGTGATAATGATCTCCGAAGGTTCCGTTCTTTAGATGTTGTATCATGGAAGCAGCTTTCTGATATACTTTCTTTTCTGGGTTATTATGTTGTTGCAGCATAGAATATTTTTCTTTTAGGGAATTCCAGAGTTCTAAATAAATAGATGTTTTAAAAGTTTGAGTTTTCTTAAAACTCTTATCTATATCTTTAGATATAGACTTAGTAGAATAATCTTTGGTTCGAAGTTGACTTTGAGTGGGGGGGTCAATTTTAACTTTGAGTGGGTCAGTATTTTCTTTTATTAACTGGGAATAGCTTTTTTCTATAAATCTATAATATGTATAAGTTCCCTGAGCGCTTTTTTCTAAATAAAAATCCATTAAATTGCAATCCACATATTTTTTAAATCTGTTAGCTAGGGCAGCTTTAGCAATATTGAGGATTGGAATTTCTTCTAAGATAGTTTTATAATGAACCCAGAAATATCTAGCCCCATTAACTTCTAACTTTTTCATTTTTTCTGTATGGAAAAAATCGATTAAAAATCGAATAATAACAGCATCAGCAGAATCCAATTTCCATTCTAATAATTTTGATTGTTGCAATCCTTCTATTGTATATTTCATTTATTTTCCTCAGCAATTCTTTTCAATTCTTCTTTATCCATATTTTCTTTTATTGTTTCCAGGTGATAGGTTTCTGCATCTGTCAAAGAATCTATTTCTTTTTGGATTAAATTAACTATGACAGAAGGTTCCAATGCGTCTAGTTCCCAACTTTCCTTTCCATATTTCTTATAGTAAGAATGAAATCGGGAATCTGTAGACTTAGCAGGATTGGGTGGGGGATTATATTTTTTTATTTGATCATAATTTAAAGCAATTCTCCGGATATCAAAAGGAAAATCATCACCAACAAATAATCTTATCCGATCAGTAATATCACGGGACATATCTATTCCGGAAGGATCGTGATCCCCTAAGTGAATTATTATAGCTTCTTTTTGTTCATTTTCTATTCTCCGGGCAGCAGCCCACATTTCAGATTGACTTGTATACCCGCGGCAGGAAAAATAAGGAATATCATTATTTAAACATACTTCAGATATTACCCCTGATAGAGCATCCTTCTCAATCCAAATTTCAATATAATAGTTCTGGGTGCTTCTTTTATTTATTTGATATTGAAGTGCAGCTGATTCAATTATTTCAGAAGGGGAAGACCAATGAGAATTTGATTTAACATTTCTTGTTCTGTCTACAATAACATTCCAGTCAATCAATCCGGCTAGGCGGGCATCATTTATAATGCTTCCCAATTTATTATATTCAGCTTGCTTGTTAGGAATAATATCTCTAGATACGAACTGATAATATAATTGTCTTAATGTAAGATCAAATCCCGCATTCTGATATTCTGTTATTATCTGGTTAGCTGTTTCAATTATTATTAAAGATTTTTTATTAAATCTTTTTGAGATATATTGAATTTTCATTTCTTTTTCTCAGCTCTCTTTTTCTGTAGAATCTCATTCAAGCGGGATTTGACTTCGATAGTCAGCTTGGCAAAATCTTCATAGTAGGTCTTCGGGGTGGTTTTGACCCGCAAGCAGAATTTATAATTATCAAATCCATGTGAAGATAATTCCTGGTATTCCATTTCCAATACTTCTAATTCTTTATCCATTTGTTTCTCCTTTTATTTTAATAAAATATTCCTTTCTTCTTTTTCTCAAATTCAAGTATTGTAGAATTATCTACTAACCATCCTGAGCATGTAAATATTTGTTCATCATCATACGAAATAATTACTTTGCTGTTTTCTTTTTTAATAGATTTTATATTCTTATCCTTTAATAATTCCTGCTGAAAATATTGTAATCTTTTCTGCAATTGCTTTTCAGTAAATTTATAATTTACCTGATGCCTTGCATAAGTATTAGGAGTAAAGAAAGTTTCTATTTTCATAATTTATAATGCCTTGCCTGTCTAGTTCCAGGCTGCCAGGCTCTAAGGGAATTGCCTCTGTAAATCACCCTTCTTAGTTTAAATATTTAAAGTAAGTTAATTAGAGTTTATAAAATTTAATATATAGTTTTTTATTCTTTCAAGTCCATGTCATAGAAGACAGCCTCCTCATACCCCGGTTTATAATTGGTATTTTAATAATTATAATTTTTAGCCAAACTAATTAAGTAAATTTAATATATAATTGTTTTATTTTTGTACATGCCCTTTTCCCTTAGCTACCGCACGGGTCAGCAGACTACGACTGCCGGGGCAACCTCATAATAATCACCTCCTTCTTTTATTTTCTCTCCCGGAAATAAAAAAGCTTGAACAAAGTCCCCCACCCTTCCGGGTCTCACAAGGAGGAATTTATTCAAGCTTTCTTCTCATCTTTAATTGATCTTGTGAGGAACCAATTAAATTATTTTATGAATTCCCTGAGCCCTTTATTAAAAGGAGAGAGATGGGGCTCAGGGTTGATTCATATATGTTAAGTATCGTTCATGCCGGAGAATTTTTCCGGCCCGTCTATATATAATATATAGAATTAGAAAAAATATTAAAGTATTTTTTAATATCGTAGGAATTTTTTTCTTATTTCTACAATTTCCTTTTTGTTCATTTCTCCTGGATCTTTCACCCCATAATCATAAATGTATTCCACATGATTTATTAAAGCTGCTAATTGAAAGCCCAGCAGCCGGGCTTCTTTCTCTGCTTTCCTGTCATACATTATAAAAGCAGAATCCAAAATTCCGGATAAAAATAAAACCTGTTGGGGGGAAAAGCCTGTGCCGAAAGTAGCCAGGGCCCCCGGTCCGATCTTCCAGGTATCCAGAGGACCTTCTACAATGATTGCTCTTTTGTATTTAATGAAGTCTGAGCCATAACAAACGTGCTTATGATGTATGACTTCATTTTCAATAGAGCAGGACTTGTAACGTAATTCTGCACGGTCTGTAATATCGCGGGAAGTAAAAGAAATTATCTGTTCATCAATTATAATTGGAATTATTATTCTATGTTTATAAGGGCCATGCATTCCGGTTCCCTGAACGCCCCATGTTTTGATTATCTCATCAGGATCATATCCCCGGTTAATTAAATATTTCCTATGTGCCTTTTGTAAATCAGTAGTTCCTTTCGGAAAAATAATTTTATTGGCTTTTGGGACTTTCTTTCTTTCTTCCCTCATCACCGCAGCAACTTCATATTCATCCATGATCTTTCGGGCCTGCCATGGTGTGCAATCCAGTAGCAGGGAAAGAACCTGATCCATATGATGTCCTTTGCATTGCCAACATGAATAATATCCTTTAGTAATATTAAATCCGCCATGTGAAGATTTATCGTCACAAAATGGACACTGGATATTAATCCAGCCACGTTGAGTATTTTTGCCCTCAGTGAATACGGGAATATTATAATCATCCAGAAGCTGTTTAATATTTACCATTCTGAATATCCTTAACAGTATCCTTCTTTTTTTTATCCCAGAATCCTTTTATATATAACCAGATAAAAAGAACTAACCCTATAGCAGATAGTACAGCAACAGCACCCAAAACACCCATTATAATAGGTTCCATTTTACAAGCCTCTCTTTTTATTATTTTTCATCATCTTCTTAAGAAATTTCCCAAGTATTTCCAATTTCCATTTTCATAGCTCCTCTAAATCCCCGTCATTTATGACGGAGATGTTTTTTATTTTTTCTGTTACCCGGTCTGCTACTTCCTCTTCTACTGTGCCCGCAGCGAACACAATTTTTTGGATTACTTTACTCTTTGCCCCGGTTCTAGGAAGTCTTCCCAATACCTGTTTCAAAGTCTGCGCTGAATAAGTAGGGGAAATTAAAGACAACCTGGGATAATTTCCAAACTCATCATGTAGGTCAATACTTTCCCCCCCGGCCTGAGTATTTAAAATAATTATTCTTTCCTTTCCTTTCTGAAAAGACATTCTGTTTTTCTCTCTATCAGCAGCAGAAACTTTTCCTGTGATAATGCAATCAATTTTTAGTCTTTCAGATAAGGCTTTCACGCTTTCTTCAAAGTTTAAAAATATAGCAACACTCATTCCCTCTTCCACAGCATCCTCAGCCATTTCTACAAATGCCGGGATCTTTAATAATTCTATTTCCTGCCGGGCCCTGAGCCTTTCTACCAGGTGCTGCCCCTGTCCTTCTTTCTTATCCTCTTTTTTCCTGCTGTGTAATTTTTCCAATTCATAATACATATGATCATAAACACTTTGTATCTGCTTTGAATTTCCCATCTCGTAAGCATCAGAAATAATTAAATTCTCCGGGAACCCTTCTACTTCAGAAGTAGTAATGCGGTGCCCATGATGAGGAAAAATATCATTATGTACTTTTGCCAAATCTTTTTTTGTTCCTGAAAATTCCAATCCAAAGAATGATCTACTTACTCCGCGCTTGTAACACCATGAATAAAATCCCCTCTCATCTTTAAATAATCCTAAAGCAATTCCTAATGCATACATCTGTAAAGGATTATCCGCAATTGTAGCGGAAAGACAAAGAACATGCTTGGTAGCAGAAAGAACAGAAGTTAATAATCTGGAATTCTGAGTGTTCCTATTCTTACAGCGGTGAGCTTCATCAAATATTATAATACGCTCTTTTTCAAATTCCCATTTAAAATTTACTTCCTCATAAGGAATTTCATCATAGGTTAATCCGTCAGGGTTCTTTTTCTTTTTTATTTTCTGAATAGTAAAGGGCTGACAGAAAGGAGTATTTCCATTTTTGAATTGTTCATAATTACTTACAAATACTTTTACCCCGAATATCTTAGCAACTTTTTTCCATTTAGGGATTGCTGTCTTGGGAACTAAGATCATAGCAGGAAGATTAAAATATCTTGCTATTGCTAAGGCTGTATACGTTTTTCCTGCACCTGTGTCTGAGGCGTCTAGAGCATTTCCGGATTCTATCATATCAGAAATTAAAATTTTGGTATGGTCTATTTGAAAATTAAGAAGTCCGGAAGTATTCAGCTTTATATCTTTAATATTTAATTCCTGCTGTGTTACTTTTTCAGATTTAATAATGATCCATTTTCCGGAAGTCTTTTTAATAGAGATTCCCTGATCTTTCAATTTCTCTTTATACAGTCTCCAGATTCCCCAGAAGGATTCCGGGACAACTGCCTCAAAAGTTTGCAGTGCCCCGTCTTCTGTATAAAGAATCCTTCCGGGCTGAAATTTAATTTCTTGTAGGGCTTCCTGAAACATTTATTTATCCATTAGAAAAGTTAATATTTTTTTGCCTCTTTCATTCCACCATTCTTGTTCATTATGTTTAATAGATAAATCAATCTGGAATTGCTCATTAGACCATATTTCCATAGAATGAATTTCACATCCGATACGGATAAAAGTTGTTTCTGTCTCAGTATCAAAATATATATTGCAAGAATATTTTGAAATAATACATTCTATCCGAACATCAGAGTCTATCCGAACACCAGAGCCTATCCGAACACCAGAGCCTATCCAAACACCAGAGCCTATCCGAACATCAGAGTCTATCCGAACACCAGAGCCTATCCGAACACCAGAGCCTATCCAAACACCAGAGCCTATCCAAACACCAGAGTCTATCTGAACATCAGAGTCTATCCGAACACCAGAGCCTATCCGAACACCAGAGCCTATCCAAACACCAGAGCCTATCCGAACATCAGAGTCTATCCGAACACCAGAGCCTATCCAAACATCAGAGTCTATTTCAATTGATAGTTCAATCAACTTTGAATCTCCCCGTTCTACTTCAATCCATTCTTTTTTGTAATAAATTTTCATAAAATTTATCTCTCCTTTTATATATTTTGTAAAGCTATTTGAATCTCATTAAAGCAATTCAGAATATCCGTATATGTCCAATCTATATTTCGTATAGAGAATCCTTCCGGGTTGGAATTTAATTTCCTATAGGGCTTGTTGGAACATTATTTATTTCCTTTATTATTTTTCTTTCTTCTTCAGAAATTAGTTTTTTTAATTCTCCTGTCCAAGAATCATTTAATTTTTTTCTTCTTTTGATTAAAGGATTTCCTTCTGTATCAATTTTATTTTCATAGAATTTATGTTCTTTTCTCCATTGAATTCTTTCTAAATTTATTCTTTTTTTATTTTTTATGGCTATAGGGATTAATTTTTTGATATCAATAATTTTTCCAGAAATAAGCCAAGTATAGAATTGATGAAAAAAATCATCTTCTTTATCATAATCATAATCAAAAGGCTTGTAATGTTTTAAATAAAAAACTTCATGTTCTGTTTCATTTACAGGTTTTAAAGATATTCTTCCTAATTGTACTTTATTTTGGAGTATAAAAAGTCTATACCAATTATTTCCGACTTTTACTAATTTAAAAGAGTATAGTGGAAAAGAAATTTCTAATTTGATTTTAAATTCTTCTACATTAAAGATTTTCATTTTTACATCCTCTCCAGTGCCAGGCTTATCTCATTAAAGCAATTCAGAATATCAGTAAACTTCCAATCCAATCCCCGCAGATAAGCAGTCAGGCTTTTCTTTGTTATCTTATTTTTTCCGGAAGAAATAAATCCTGTATCCGTATTAAATATAATATCTATTATCTTCTGAGACTTCTGACTTAAACTTTTCAGCCAATCTGGATAATTTATCATCATATCTATCCGGGAATTTTCTATAAAAATATATTCCTGAAGTTCATCCCAGTCTTTTACAAAGTAGACAAGGAAGTTTTCAAAATTATTTTTCAGGCATGTATTCAGGTAGGTAGTAAAAGAAGCTCCACGATCCGGTTTGTATTCATTAAGACACTGGACAAAAGTTTCATTAGCTTCACTTTCCAAATCCTCTACCGGGACATGTGGGACGCGGTTATGATACTCTCTGATTTTACCTTTAATAGTTTTTTGGTTTGCTAAATACAGTTCTGTTGGGGACATATTATTTCTCTCCTTTATATATTATTTATTGTTACAAGTACATAATGGATCATAATATTCATCATGTGCTTCTTGCCAACCCTTATCAAATGCAATTTTTATTTCCTTATCTATCATAGTAGCAAGATTTTTAACTCCATCTTTATCTACAGAAGATAAATGAATATAAGGGAATTGTTTATTATATTCCCTAACTATTTTTTGACCTGTTGTTTCTGCCATATCTTTCTCCTTATATATTTTTTAATTCTTTTTTAAAGCATGACGGACAATATCCATGACTGATATTTCCGTACATTCCCGGAATAGCGTTTTCCGGTTCTATGTAAAGCCAGAACTTGAAAAATAAAAATTTATGCTTGAATTTCTTACAGACGCAACATTGAGTTACTAATTTCCTTCTCATATTATTTTCCTTGTGCATTACAGCGGGACTAATGCCCGCTTGACTCTGCATTAACTTATTGATAATGAAAAAAATCCGCTGATTCTATGATTTGATGCGTTTCTTCAATTTTTGATAAATAATTATTATACTCTTCATATTCCCCAACCGTGAGCAGGCCTAATAATTTTGAATGTTCTATGTTTGTGATCTGATATAACTTATTTTCAATAACTACTTTTATTCCTTTTAATTTTGCCATATTTCCTCTTTTTATCCTGCTATTTTCTGCCCGGCAGGACTCGGACAAAGTTTGTTAATTATTTTTTAATATGTTTTTTCTTTTGTACATCTACGCATTTAGAACAAATATAAGTTAAGTCAATGTTTGCATCTTTCATTTTTAAATATTCTATTACTGTTATACTGTTTCCATTGCACTGATGAGATTTGCAAATAATATTATTTGTTGATTCGGAATATAAATGAGTTTTCATTCTCTTTCTCCTGTTTTTAAATTTATTTAATCTCTCTAATAGATATATTATAAAAGACCATTATAAAAGTCAAGTAAAAAAGATAAAAAAGTTAAAAAAGATTGAATTTTTTTATAAAAAGTAAGAAAAAAAGCTATTATAATCAGCCGGAAGTATATTTATTATAATTGAGAGGATAATAATGCGTAAACTTGCTAACAAGCTACCTAAAAAGAAAAGGGGCGGAGTAATAGTTAAAAAAGCAGATAAGCGGGATAAGCGGAGAGCAAAGCCAGGAAATCCAAAAGGGAAAGGTGGATTTGCTAAAGGCTTTTCTGGTAATCCTAATGGCAGACCGAAAGATACCCCGGAAATAAAAGCTAGCAGGGAAAGTGTAAGAAGTAAATTTATAACTACCTTTGAATGGTTGTCTAATCTGCCTTATGATGAATTAAATAAGATACCAAAAAGAAAATTAACTCTCATGGAAGGTGGGATGCTTCAGGCTTTAAAGAATCATTATAAATCTGGAAATTATGAATGGGTGCGTTTTCCGTATGAACATGTAATGGGAAAAGCAATTCAAGCAGTAGACATTGATACAAACGGAGGAGCTATTGTATATAATTTTAATCCTGATTTTATGCCTAAACTTAATAATGCCCCAGATAATAAATCTTAACGATTATTATCAGACCTCAGAATGTCATAAACAATTTCACCAGTCTACAGATAGACGGTTATTGTTTTATGGCAGCAAGGGTTCCGGGAAGTCTTATTCCGTAGCTGATAAGTTATTACATCAGCCCGGAATCCAATCCCATCTGGCAAAGAAAACAATAAAATTAAAATCAGTAGTCATTCGTCAATCCATGCCCAGCCTTAAGCGTTCCTGTATAGAATTACTTCAGGAACGTGCAGACCTTTTTAAAATGCCTTATCATCTTAATAAATCGGATTTTGTAGCCACATACGGGAACGGTAGCAGGATTATTTTTATTGGTCTGGATGAAGCAAAGTCTTATCAGAAATTACAGTCTATTACTAATGTTGATTTTGTTTGGATTGAGGAAATGCCGGAGCTGTTGGAAAGGACTTATGAGAATGCGGATTTAATTCTCAGGGGCGGTCAGGGATTATACAAACAATTGATAGGGACATTTAACCCGGTATCAGTAGCCAGCTGGGTGTATCATAGGTGGTGGGAACAGAAGAATGAAAAAATCAGAGCTATCCTGGCCCGCGCGGAAGATAATAGATTTATAGATCCTGAATATTTAGACACATTAAAAAATCTCCAATACTCTAATTATTCTTTGTATCTGGTTTATTATCTAGGGCAGTGGGGAATTCTGGAAGGTGTTATTTATGACAATATTGATGAAGCTGAGAAAGTAGGAAAATATGATGAGGTAATTTATGGATTAGATTTCGGATTCAATGTAGAATCGGCCCTAGTTAAAATGTATATTAAACAGATAGGGCAGAAACAATGGGAAGTATGGTGTGAACAGAAATTATATAAAACAGGTCTGACTAACACTAAGCTAGTAGCGGAATTGAAAAAAATAAAAATAGAAAAGAATGCCCCAATCTATTGTGATTGTGCTGAACCGGATAAGATACAGGAATTATTTGATGCCGGATTTAATGCCCTGCCCTGTGATAAGGATGCCAAGCCGAAAGTACAAATTGATTTTTGTAAGAGTCAGAAAATTCATTATCTGAAAGATTCCTATGACCTGATAAAAGAAAAAGCCGGGTATGTTTGGGCAGTTGATAAGGACGGAAAGAAATTAGATGAGCCAACTAAATTTATGGATCATCTTATGGACGGGAAAAGATATGGATTATGGACACATCTTAGAAAATTTGTAAATGCTAATATAAGGGAAATATGAAACTTTACGAACTTGATAGATCAGTATTTCCTCCGCTTATCTCTGATAAGTTAACAGAGAGAGGTATATACTCTAAATTGGCCATGATAGTGAAGACTGGAAGCGCCCCGCCTGCAGGAAATTATGTATCATCTGTTACAAAGAATAATATAACTTGGACATTTGACACTAATTACCTGGTCGGACAATTCGCGACTGGTGATTATTATGTAGTTGCTCCTGACGGATTAAATATAATAGATATTGACCCTCTTCCTACTAATTCTCCAAGGATTATGAACGGATCAATGATAAATCCTACATTTACCGGATCTAATAGGAATCGTCAAGGGTATGATGCCGGACTTGCTACAACTTATGAAAGTACTTTAGAGAATACCGTAGGGATAGGCGTATCTACCGAAACACCGTTGCACGTTGCCGCTGGATCGTCTTTAATATCAAGTGAAAGTATTGCTACGGTTCAAGCCGTTCCTAATCCTCAACTACAATCGGTTGAGATACTCACAGTATTGGCATCTACTCCAGCTTCTGGAAGTTTTAGACCACCTTATTGTGGAAGCGATAAGACTATAAATTTTAACGTAAGCGATATAGACTACGAAATTTTGCCATCATTATCTTTGTCTGGCATTTCACTTCCATCACCTACCACTCTTTATGAATCCAGATTGGGTAATATAACTTCAAGAATGAGACATGCAACAGTAGATCATTTTAGAAGTATAGGAGCTTTTACTCAAGGTGCATCTGCAATAGATAATTATCCAAACTACGGACGAGAGTTTAGCTCATTAGTCGGAACACTCTCTTTATTATTAATGTTAGACTCAGCTGCGATGGAAGCTGCATTAAGTGTTACAAGAGCAGAAATAGCAATTAGTCTTATTCAAATGGGTATTGATTTATATGGTACAGTAGTAGCTGGTAATTACTGGCATTCCGTGGGAGGACTGAACTCAGGTCGCAAATGGCCTATAATGTTTGCTGGTTTATTATTAGACAATACAGCAATGAAAAATATCGGAAGTTATGCCTTCACTCCTTTTAATGATGGAATAGATAGTTATTATAATGGAATTTTTGGTGATTCTCAATGGACTACTACAAAACCATTTCAGGAAGATGGGCAGTGTTTTTATGTAGGAACGAAAGACTACAATAGTACTCATCTACCTTATTGGGGAGACACTGGACATTCTCCTTTTGTTGGGCCTTTTCATAACCAGGCACTTTGTGAACCATATCTCGTTTCAGATTATGGCCTTCCAGAATGGGGTGAGAATGAAATGGGGTTGCCAGCCGTAAGTGATAAATATTTTAGTTTGGAAACTTACCGTCTCACTACTAATACAAATGGATGGGTAGGAATTGCTCTTTGTTTGCATATTTTGGATTCCACCTGTGGAACTAAAGCTTTATGGAATAATAATGCTTTTATTGATTTAATGGATAGATCATTAGCTTTAACTACTCGTAGAGCATGGCAAAGATCATGGTCTGCATTCCAAGAGGATATGTGGGATGTATATCGTGGTACTTATGGTGATGGATTTATTGGACAAGTCTATGTAAACGGTACAACTGTCATAACAAATACTATTTCACCAGTAGCGGGAACAAGTTATGCCGGAGTCGCAGGGACAGAAGATTCTCACACAGATAATAATTATTGTAATTATATAATTCGAGAAAGTGTATTTAGTGACATAACTGGCTATATTGGAAATAGCAACGAAGTAGTAAATGCAAATTGCAGACGCTTATATGGCAACTGCGCAACTTATGGAATAGTAAAATAGGGGTATTATGGCATTTGTATTAAAAGATAGTCAGGAAACGGATAACGATTATTGGTATGTAGGACAGGGTGCTGCAACTAAATATCGTGGTGGATCATTTATAGCTGGGTCGTCTTATCTACTTGCAAAAGTTGCTTTAAAACTGCGTAGAGAATACTCACCAAATAATTTAATGACATTGTTGCTTTATAGTGATTCAGGTGGAGATGCATCTAGTTTATTAGCAACATCAACAAATACGGTTAACATGTCTACTCTTAGTAATATAGCAGCAGATTGGACGGCAGAGTGGTTATTTAATAATTATTCACTAGTATCCGGTACTAAGTATCATTTCGAAATATTATCTGCATCTGTTGACGGAAGTAGTTATGCAACAATAAGGGTTAATAATGCAGTAGCTGGTCAAAGTGTAGAACTTGATGCCGATGGAGTAGCTCCGTTTACGGTTTCAGATAGCTCAGCACAGATAAATTTTAGAACTTATGCAGAGGACGCCATTCTACCTTCCTATCCTACAAAAACAATCGTAGTCGGAGGACAGGGGGATCGTTCCGGTGCAAGTGATGATAATGGAGGAGCATATAGTTCAGACATTGATTATACTTCTTTTCAAGGCGTCAATGGTGGTCCTCTTTATGCAGTAGCCGGATGCGCTTATGATACGGCAACTGGAAAGATTACTAAATCAGCTTCCTTTGCAACCGGATTAGAAGGTTGCTGGGTAAATACCAGAGAAGGCGCAGCTGGAGCATGGGTTGAAAAAAGATATTATATACAAGCCAGTGATGCTGATTCAATTACCATCGGAGCTGGACTTGGTTCCAATGCTGATATTGATGTATGGGTAGGCGGGGCATTAAAAACTATTGAGGAAGCATTAACGGAAGCTGCTGAGGCTTCTGGGTCTTTTGATAGTGGATATGATGCCGGGTATGATATTCATTATGGGGCTACCACGATCAGGATAGATTATCCTGACGGCTCCTTGGAATTATCAAATGGGGATTCTGTAACTTTAGATGTTCCGGCAGGAAGTGGTGGTGCAGGAAGCTTGATAAACGGAGGATTAATAAATGCAATTTAAAGCGTTAGAAAGTACTTTTTATTTTCATTATGGCTTAAATGATATTACGGGGGCAGGGGCAGATGGAGCAACCCCATTATTCTACGTTCGATTATGTGGAGCAGCAGCAGGGGCAGCTCCTGTCTATTCTGGTACACCTACTTTATTAACACATGCCGATTATCCTAATGGGGCATTTGAAATTGCAGTACCTGGGACAACTGCTAATGGGTTTATAGCAGATAATCAATATGGAGTTTTCTGTACAGGTTTAGTGAGTGCGGTTAATCCTACCGGATTTGTGGGGGAATTTACTACAACAGCTTTAATGAATGAAACAGATATAACTACAGCCGCATCTGCTGCTACACCTGCGGTTACAGTTTCTGATAAGACCGGATTCAGTCTATCAGCAGCTGGAATACTTGCAATATGGGATCAATTACTTTCTGGGTTAGTTGCCGTAGGAAGTATTGGAAAGAAATTAGCTGATTGGGTCGTAGGGACAATAGATACTTATACAGGGAACACAAAACAGACGGGCGATACTTATGCCAGGTTGGGACTTCCTGCCGGAGCTTCTATTGCAGCGGACTTAGCTGTTATAAATGGATATGTAGATAGCTTAGAGACAAGATTAACAGCAGCCCGTGCCGGATACCTAGATGAATTAGGAGCTGCTAATATTCCTGCTGATATTGATACCTTGCTAACAAGAATAGTAGGTACATTATTGACAGGCAATCATAGTCCACAATCTGGTGATGGTTATGCAATAGTAAGTAATGTAACATATGGAAATTCTGCAATAAGGGCAATTGTAGCAACAATAGCAACATATCTTGATACTGAAATATCTGATATGTTAACTATTATGAATAAACTTGATGCTATGATAGGGGTTGATGGGGCTTATACGGCAGCCTCTTTAGTTAATGCTCCTACGGGGGTGGGCGGATTTACAGTTGATGATGCAGCAAGATTATTAAGCATATTTAATAAACTCCCAAGTAAGGCAACTATAACAGGTACGGATAATGCTGATGGTAATATTCAAATAGATGAAGCCACGGGAGTTCCCGCTGATTCCGCGGGAATAACTACTTTGTTGACTAGAGTTACGGCGGTTGTTGCTCTTGCTACTGAATTGGCTCTTGTTAAAGCAAAGACAGATCAATTAACATTTACTGATCCTCTCCGGGTTGACGCTTCTACAACAGGTGGTGGAGGCTCTGGGGATGCTACACTGGCGCATCAGGTTGATATGATAGATAAATTGAAAGGCATGATGAGCAAGGTATATACAATGCTTACAGCAGTGGGGACTTTTGATCCTGCTACGGATTCCCTTGAAGCAATTAGGGAAAGAATAGAACAGACAAATATTATTCCTGTTTCTTCAGTTTGTTGTAGAGTATATGAATATTGTTTTATGCCGGATGGTGTAACTCCGGCTGCCAGTGTAAGCGGAGAAGCTCAGGTTGTTTCCCTTCCTGAGAATACGGGAACAATGCTCATTACAGGACAGATAATAAAACCTGTTTATGATTCCAGTACGGGATTATTATATTGGGATTTAACAATTGGTGCAGAAGTAGTATTTAATTTATCGGCTTATGGTTATGTTAATTATACCAAGACTATACCAGATGCAAGCGCAGTAAGATTATCAGCAATAATATAAAATATTAAGGAGAAAAGAAAATGTCATTTACAGAAACTTATCTTGACCCGCAAAGATGGACGGAATTTTCATTCTTTGCTACCGGGGGAGTAGATGGAGCTATTTCGGAATCAGTAGCTCCGGGAAAACCTTTTAAAATTCATGAATTCAGAATACATAACAGTATTGCTATTGCTAGTGCCGGGGATTTAGTAATCCGGTTAAGTGCAGCTCAAGGATCAGCTCATAATATGGTGTTTATCAGCAAGGCAATGTTGGGTTCTACAGATTACTGGTTGCTGTTTAGTAACCCTTTAATATTTCAGTCTGATGACCAGATAGTTGTTACTTACAGTATGAAATCAGCTGTGAATGTAATGGGAATAAATGTTGTGGGATGGGCAGTAAGAGGATGAACAAAGATAAAGCAAAAAGACCTTGCGTAAATTGTAAAAAGGATAAAGCGAATGAAATTAAATCTGGTGGAAAAATACTTTCTAAACAGAATACTGAGCAAAGAAGAAAAGCAAAGTAAAACAACCGGGGCAATAATGACTGGGATTCCGGGTGGAGTTGTTTGGCCTACCAGGGATTATGAAAACTTTTCCCGTGAAACATACATGAAGAATGTCATTGCTTTCTGCTGTATTGATATTACTTCTAAGTCGGTAGCTTCTGTCCCCTGGAAGTTATTTCAGTCCGTTATTGATCCAAAGACCCAAAAATTAAAAAGAGAAACAGTCAAGAAACATCCTATCAATGCTATATTGAAAAGAGCCAATCCTAGAGAGTCTTTCACCTTTGTAGTATTATCTCATATGTGCTATCTTCTTATTTCGGGTAATGCTTTTATAGAACGTGTAGGACCTTCTACTGGGGATAATCAGGGAATAATAAAAGAATTATATACTTTGCGCCCGGATAGAATGAAAATTCTTACAAATGCTTTAGGAATATCCGGATATGAATATCAGACTAATGGGCAGACAATAATATTTCCAGCTGATCCGGTTACAGGAAAATGTGATATATTACATATGAAGCTTTTTCATCCCCTTGATGATTTTTGGGGCATGTCTACAACGGAACCTGCTGCAATAAATATTGATTCTCATAATACCAGTTCAATGTGGAATAAAAATCTGACTGAGAATGAAGCCCGTCCCGGTGCTTTATTTCTATTTGAAAATACTTTGAATGATGAAGTATTTAATAGATTAAAAAAACAAATTACTGAAAAAAGAGAAGGTGCAAGGTTTGCTGGAAAATCTTTAATTGTGGATGGTGGGGTGAAAGATGTGAAGCCTTATGGATTCAGCCCGAAAGAAATGGACTGGTTAAAATCCAATATCGAATTAGCAAGAAATATTTGTAATGCTTATCATGTCCCCCCTCAGATGATAGGAATTCCGGACACAAGTACATATAGTAATTATCAGGAAGCACGTCAGGCATTCTGGGAAGAGACAGTAACATTCTATTTACAATACCTGGCAGATGAATTAAATTACTGGTTGTTTCCAAATGAGAACTTAGACACGGAAGAGAATGAGCAGCCTTTCATTGATTATTTATTGAATGATGTTCCGGCTTTTGAAAAGAAAAGGAATGATAAATGGGATAGAATACAGAAATCTGATTTTCTTAAGATCAATGAAAAGAGGGAAGCTGTTGATTATGAAGGTGTTGATGAGGGGGATGTTCTTCTGGTGTCCGCAACTATGATTCCTTTGGGTGAGGAACAAAATACAGAAGATGAAACAGCAAAGCAGGAAGAGGAAACAGTCAAGAAGCTTATGGAACAGGGATATACAAGAGAAGAGGCCCTGGAACAGATAGGAGTACCTGTTGAATGATAATTGATATTCATAGCAATGTAGGGAAACGGCGCGCGCGTACGGCGCAGGAAAGAAGGCAGCTTGTTTTTCTGAAAAGATTTTACAAAGCAATTCTTCCTATACTGAAAAAGCAGTACAGGGATGCTGCTGATAATATTGAGAGTTATGAATTTAATTTTAACTACGCTATTGAAAAATATAATAAGGATTTACGAAATATTTACAGGGTAAATTACCAGAGAATTTTAAAGGAGTTTGGTGAAAATTTATTTAAAGTTTTTTCAGAGGGGAAGACTTATATTAAATATGAGAGTAAATCTTTTATTGATGATTTTTGGAGGTATGCAATTCCCTGGATGAATATCAATACGGCAACAAAGGTTACCCAGATAAATGAGACTACAAAAAAGCGTATCAATTTAATTGTGAAGAAAGGAATGAGAACAGATAGTACAAATAAAGAGATTGCCGATAAGATAAAACAGATTGCTGAGATTTCTTTGCCATTCCGGGCCCAGAGAATTGCTAGAACAGAAACTCATAGTGCAGCGAACTGGGCCACTGATAAGGCAATGGATTCCAGCCGGATGATGAAGGAAAAGGAATGGATCAGTGCATTGGATGAGAGAACAAGAACAATAGGAAAGGGTGCGGACTTTGACCATGTGGCTGCGAATGGGGAAAGAGTTGCAATGGATGATACATTTAAAGGAACAGGAGAAAATTTAAGGTATCCTGGAGACTATGAAAATGGAAGTCCCGGAAATATAATAAATTGTAGATGTCAGGCATTATATTTTACTAATGTTCAGGTAAGGAGGAGCGGAGAATGAACAATGAATTTATTGATGTGCCTTTTCAATTTGAATCCAAGTCATTAACTGAGGATGGAACCTTTGAAGGATACGGAAGTATGTTTGGAGGAGAGCCGGACGCGTATGGTGACGTAGTCGTGAAAGGAGCTTTCAAAAAAACCATATCCAAAGGGGGCCGGAACGGATTTGGAATTGCTATGTTATATCAGCATGATCCTAAACAGCCTATCGGTACATGGCAGACACTCCGGGAAGATGATAAGGGATTATATGTGAAAGGTAAATTGATAAGGGGTGTTCAGAAAGCAGATGAGGCATATTTGCTTATGAAGGAAAATGTTTTGAGGGGATTGTCTATTGGTTATGATACTATAGATCATGAGATTGTAGAAGATAAAAAAAGAAATACCCGGACAAGATTTTTGAAGGAAGTGAGTTTGTGGGAAATTTCCCCGGTCACATTTCCAGCTCTTGTTCGTGCACAGATAACAAATGTAAAAAGTTTAATCCGCGATTCCAAAGATGAAAGAAGCCTTGAGGCAGCCTTGCGAGAGGCTGGGCTGTCCAATGGTGAAGCTAAGGACATCGTATTTATGTGTCGGCCTTATCTGAGAGGGATAAGTAATTCGGGACAGGGATTAAAAGAAATTTTACAGGGATTATCTAAAAAGAATACAGAATTGCTAAAAGTGTTACAGTAAAAAATTATAAGGAGGAAATGATATGCCTATCAAGTTAAATGAATTAGGTACATTATCAGAACCGGAAGTTGCAAAAGCGGTAGTTGAAGAAGTAAATGCTCTCGGAGATAATATAAAAAGCATTTACGAAAAAATGAGAACCAATTATGAGGAACTCAAGCACACAGTTGATGATATTCCGAAGGATACATTGGCCCTGGAAAAATATCAGAAGCTGGGTGAGGATATTACTATCCGGCAGCAGGCTCTAGATAAAGAGTACATCAAGAACAGGGATGATTTTACAAAGAGAATGGATTCTATTGAAGTGGCTCTGAAGAGACCGGGACTTGGTTCTGGTAATTCGGATGATAAGGAATCAAAAGAAATTAAACAATTCCTTATCGAGAATCTTTCTGTACATCGGAAGAGTGATGAGGGGGTTTCCTTTGAGGAAGTTTCCAAAATCATGAGTGAAAAGAGCGTGGGGGAATACCGGGAATATAAAAAAGCTTTTGAAGCTTATTGCCGGAAGTATGGCGGTAATCGTGAATTGATTATTGACCCGAATTACATAAAAGCTCTTCAGGTTGGTATTGATCCGGATGGTGGAATAACAGTTCCGGTAGCAATGTCCAATCGTATGACTGAGATTATTTATGAAACAGATCCAGTCCGTCAGTTGGCTTCTGTAGAATCTATTACAACTGGTAAAATTGAATGGATGGCGGAATGGGATGAGGCCGGGTACAACTGGGAAGGTGAGACTCATGGTGAAACAACTATGCCGGGAGAAACTTCAACCCCGACATGGAAGAAAAGAGCCATTTCAGTTCATACCTTATCAGCAAGACCGAGAGCCACTCAGACTCTTCTGGAAGATTCCGGAATAAATGTAGAACAGTGGCTGGCCAGGAAAGTAGCAGACAAGTTTTCCAGAGCAGAAGCAGCAGCCTTTGTTACTGGTAACGGTATAGGAAAACCGAAAGGCTTTTTGACCTATGCTAACGGAACATCATTCGGAACAATTGAGCAGGTTGCTATGGGTGCAGCTGATGCACTTACGGCAGACGGATTCCTGGCAATAAAATATGCTATGAAAGAATATTACATTGAAAGAGGAACTTGGTTGATGAACAGAAGCACGGTTCTTGCAGCCCTGAAGCTTAAATATGGTGATGGTACTTACATATGGAATCCGGGTCAGTTCGGTTCTGGTAATACTATCGGAAACATCCTGGGTCTTCCTGTAAGAATGTCCACTACAATGCCGGAAGTCGCTGCTGATGCATTATCGATTGTTCTGGCAGACTGGAAAGCAGCGTATTTGATTATAGACAGACTGGGTATTACTATCCAGCGCGACCCATACACAGTAAAACCGTTTGTTGAATTTTATACTCGTAAGAGAGTCGGCGGTGACGTGGATAATTGGGAAGCAATAAAAATCGGAAAAATTTCGGCATAAGGAGGAAATAAATGAGTAACATAAAAAGAGACTTATATTCAAATTTAAAGTTCTTTCAGGCTATGACTCCGCAGGATGTAGCTTCAGGAGCTGCTACCAACGGATTAGCAATTGATACATTAGGATATGACGGTGTGGTCTTTGTTATCAATTGTGGAGCAATGACTTCCGCAGGTTCTTTAGCAGCAGCAGAACGTTGGCAGTTAAAGCTGGAGCATGCTCTGGCAGATACCTATGATACTGCCGCGAGCGCTAGCGCGGGAACATGGTCTGAAGTATATCCTTCACAGATGATACATTCTGTGATAGGAATGGCCGGGGCTTACAGTACATTGAATTCCGGTATATTCCAGAGTATAGCTTCTGTGGCTGATATTTCAATTACAGGCAAGCTGTTCTTTGTTGGGTATAAAGGCCCGAGACGTTTTGTCCGAATAGCTTTTTCGGAAGTAGGTGGAGCATCTACCATATCAGCGAGCGCAATTGCTGTTCTGGGTGGTGCACAGATATGGCCTGTCAACTCACCTGTTGGTGATTAAGGGGACTTTGCACTGGGGATGAAAATTCTCCAGTGACTTTTTAAATGGGGGAAAAATAATGGGAAAAAGTGATAGTAAATATCAGAATACAAAAATACAGATTCCTCAAGGCGCAGACAGACTGAGTATTGACTCCGATGCATACTTTGATTTTTTCGGACAGACGGTAACCGGGGCAATCTTGAAAAAGATATTATATAGCAATCAGCAGGAATTAGAAATTCTTACTTCTGCATTGATAATGTCTACAGTTAATCTTCCGGCCAATGGATTTGTATTTTTAAATTTATCAGTAAGTACAGTAAATGCTTCTATGTGGCTGCCTTCCTGCGTTGAGGGTGATGCTCTGGTAATAGCTGTGAGAAATTATGCGTTAAATAGTTTGAACAGTGTATTTATTTCCACATCCGGATGTACGATAAAAGGATTGGAATATTCCGGGGTATCCAATATTGGTTTGCATACTTCAGTAGTAAGTATAGGAACTCAGCCTGTTGTAGCTTTGAAATGCTTTACTGACGGGGAATGGACAATTGTGGGGGCTTCCCCGAGACAAATTGTTATTGAGCATCCGTCAACATAAGGAGGACAAAAGATGCAAGTTATAATGAAAGAAACAAAGAAAGGTTCTCCGAATGGTATTACAGTTAATGTATATGTTAAAGATCAGGAATATGATCTTCCGGAGAGTCTGACAAAAACTTTTCTGAAAATGGGGGCATGTAAAATGGTTGTAGCAAAAGAAAATAAAGATGCAGGCCCTGCTCCTCAGAATAAAGATGTAGAACCTGAGAAAGTAGAAAAGAAAAAGAAAGACAAGAAAGATAAAGAGGGAAATGATAAATGATAATGTCATCTGAAATCGATGAGAATATGGTATGGGATGTTACTACACCCCCGGCCATTGAGCCTGTTTCCTTAGAAGAATTCAAAATGTTTGCCAGGATTGACGGCAATGATGAAGATTCTCAGTTGTTGAGTTTTTTAATCACTGCCCGATCCCTGATAGAAAAATATTTGAACCGGGCCCTCATTGAACAGACGATTACGTTAAAAATGGATTCATGGCCTGAGAAAGAAGTAATTGAACTTCCCAGGCCCCCTCTTATCTCTATAACAGCTGTAGAAACATTAAATGAATCGGATGTTGCTACTGTATATTCAAGCAGTAATTATTATATTATCAAGAATAAAGAGCCGGGGTTGTTAGTATTAAAGTTTGGAGTAACTCCCCCGCAGAATACAGAAAGATATTATGGTGGGTATCAGGTAAGATATAAAGCAGGATACGGGTCAACGTCTGCAAGTGTTCCTAATGTATTGAAAGATTGTATCAAACAGTGGGCTATGACTATGTATGAAAATAGGGCTATTGTAGAAGAGCCTCCCGCTGAAGTTAAGGCATTATTAAGTAATTACCGGATTTATTATATATGAAACTAGCTCATAAATTAAAACACCGGATTCAGATATGTGAAGGGATTCAAGACCCTAATTCCACCGGTGGATTTGACCGGACATATAAAACATTAACCACTGTATGGGCTGGTATAGAAATCATGTCTGAATATTTAAGAAGTATGTCGCGGATACGCGGGGGGAATGATTCAGACGGGAAATCCCCTACCCATAGATTTATTGTGCGATGGGCAGCCGTACAGAATATGGGAAAGGAAATGAACAGTGCTTTCAGTTCCGGTTTTAATTCGATAGCAGATTTAATTCCTTTGAAGTCTGATATGTTTGTTTTTATGGAAGTGGGTTCTCAATACAAAGGAAGATTATTTCAGATTATGGATATTTATCCGGATGAACAGAATAAGGAATTCATAAAATTTACTAGTGTTGAAATAGAAGAAAAAGGAACAGGATACCCGGAATGACTGGAATAACTTCTAAAAGCTTAAAAGAATTAAATAGAAAATTAAAAAATATAAGTAAACAATTTATTACCCGATCTGCCCACAAGCGTCAGGAAATTTATAATGCTTTATTTGAAGATGGTAACAATATGAGGAATTATATTATTACCAGTATGCGAAATACTACGCGTGCGCCCTGGTCATATAGGAAAACAAAGGATGGTAAGAGACATCACCCATCTATGCCGGGAAGTTTCCCAGCTGTGGATACGGGAGAAGGGATAAGGTCTATTGCTGCTGATGTAAGTATGAAAGAAGGCGTACGATTGGAGATTGGAGTCAATACGGGAGCACCTTATTTAAAATTTTTGGAAGAGGGTACTAAAAGAACGGATGCCCGGCCGTGGCTTGAACCCACAGTGCAGGAATTTAAACCGGGGATTATAAATAAATTGGAAAAGATTGTTCCTACTAATGTTGTAGATTTCTTTGTACAGGGGATGAAATGAAATTATCTTATATTGTAACAAGAATAAGATTAGCAAATACTATATTTGGAAATTATGTAGGTGGCAGTGCTGAACTTGACTTGGCTATTACTAAAAATACTTTGACTCGTAAAGAAATAGCTTTTGTTGTGCCAGTTACAGAAGATGCCACTGCTAATAAATTGGATTCAGGTATCAGTCAGTTGATAACAGAAAAGTTTGCTGTTATAGTTGCTCTGGCTAATGATTCATCGCAGGCAGATAAGACTGGCTTAACATCATATGATTTACTTCATAATATAAGATCAGAATTATTTCGGTCTCTGGTAGGATGGCAGATTAAAGGGGCTGAAAGTTTAATTGAGTATGCAGGTGGCAGATTTATTTCAGTAAGAAATAGTTATCTATGGTGGGAATTTGATTTCAGATATTCCATCAGGCTTCAGGATTGGGAAGGATATTATTGTGACACGGAATCTATTGAAGATTTTATTGAAAGGAAACAGCCTTCCAAGATGGATGATTTTAATAGTATTTCTTCCAAGTATATTTTCTGGCCGAGTGAAAATCTACCATGGAAAGGAACTTATGATGAAGTAACCGGGGATATATCCCAGATGGAAACATGGATTGACTTAACTAAAGACCCGGATGCTGGGGCTTATGGCCGTGGCTTTGATAGTGGGTTTGATTTTTATAGGATCTTGAATCGGAGCAATGATCCTAAGTAAAATAAAAGGAGGAGATATGGAAGCAGAATTTAGAAGGGTAAAACCCAAAGAAGGGTTGAAAGTAAGGTATCCCAGGAACTATGCCATACTGCCGGAGGCAGGGGCAGTGGTTCCATGGATCGGACCTGATGGCAGGTATTGGAGACGCAGATTCAATTCCGGTGATATAATTATTATTGAGGAAGAAAAGAAAAATAATTTTAAAGGAAAGGAGGGAAAATAAATGTCAATTGTATTTAATAATATTCCCGATACAATCAGGACTCCCGGAGCATATACTGAAGTAGATAATTCCAGAGCGTTGAAAGGATTAGTAGCAAATCCCCATAAGGCTCTTATTATCGGGCAGAAAACATCTTCCGGGACTGCTTCTGTTGATATTGTAAAACAAATAACATCAGACGGACTGGCAGACGGATTTTTTGGAGTCGGTTCTATTCTTGCGAGAATGTGCAATGTATTCAAACAGAATAATCCTAACACCGAATTACATGCTATGGCTTTGAGTATATCCACCGGGGGAGTAAAAGCAACAGGAATAATTAAATTTGAATCAGGACTTTCCGCAACAGCTGATGGTTATTATTACCTAATGGTAAATGGAACAGCCTGTTATGTTCCTATCACTTCAGCATGGAGCATTACTGATGTATGTGCTGCTATTGTAGCTAAGATAAATTCAATGGATATGCTTCCGGTAGTTGCTTCTGTGTCTGCTAGTGCTGTGGGTAGTAATCATGTTAATGTTACTGCAAAGATTTCCGGAAGCTTGGGAAATTATATTAACATAAGAGCTAATTATTATACAGGTCAAAATAACCCGGCTGGATGGAGTGTTAATGGTATTACTCATCCTACTATGGCTTCAGGTTCCGGGGCTCCTGAACTAGATGAGGCGTGGGCAGTAATTGCAGGAACTCAGTATCAACATATTATTCAGCCTTATGATGACGCTGCGAATTTAACTTCTCTGGAAAATGAACTGGAAGATAGATTCGGGCCTCTTATTGATCTTCAGGGTCATGGATATGTAGGGGTGAGGGGAACACAGGCCGAATTAACTACTTTAGGAAATTCCAGAAACAGTCCTCACAATACAATAATCGGGGCTGATGATAGCCCTACTAGTCCTGAAGAATGGGCTGCCGCTGCGGGTGCGGTTGCTGCATGGAATCTGAATAATGATCCGGCAAGACCTCTTTATGGATTAAAGCTGAAGGGGATTCTTGCTCCGCCTGATGCTGGTAGATTTACCCGGGCTGAAAGAGATATTCTTTTATATGATGGAATATCTACATGGATATGTGATGTTTCCGGCAATGTATTACTGGAAAGATTGTTAACAACTTATCAGACAAATCTTACAGGCTCAATTGATCCGAGTTATCTGGATATATGTACAATGCTTACGCTTATGGAAATCAGGTACCAATACAAAGCAAGGATGACTACCCGGTTTATTACTCAAAGATTTAAACTGGCAGATGATGGATTTCCCGTCCAGCCCGGCAGTTATGTAGTTGTTCCCAAAACGGTGAAGTCAGAAATAATTGCATTGTTTGCGGAATTACAGGATGCTGGATTGATTGAGAATCTAAATGATTTTAAAAACAATCTTATTGTACAAAGAAACTCCGCTGACAAGACCAGGGTTGATGTTATATTGCCTCCTGATCTTGTTAACCAGTTTAATATTATAGCTTCAGTAATACAATTCATTTTATAAGGAGAAAAAATAATGGGAAAGATTACAGGCAGAATTGAAGTAATAGTTAATGGTCAGACACTTCTCAATAAAGCCGGGGCCGTAGCATCAGGCCTCGGCCTCAGTGGTGAACCTAACTTTGAATTAAAAGAAGTCATGGGTGATACGGGATTACATGGATTTACGGAAGATCCGATTGTTGCCCGGTGCGCTGTTACTATTACCGATAGGGATGATATCTCCCTTGATACGCTCGCGCGCGTACGCGAGAACGGAACAGTAATATTCCGGTCAGCCAGTGGTGGAAAGGCTTACACTATGAATAAGGCTACATGTAAACGAAACTTTACTTTAACTGGGGGTGAGGGGGAAACTCAGGTTGAGTTTATAGGGCCTAACTGGATTGAAGGAGTTGAGTCGTAATGGAAGAAGAAAAAAAGAAAATTATTTTAAAACATCCCGTAGTCATCAAACAGGAAGACGGCAGCGAACAAGTTTATAAGGAAATTTTTATTGGGAGAATTAAGAATAAACATTTAAAATTACTTCCTAAAAATTTCGTAGAAAGTAATGGGAAAATTCCACCGGATAAATTATCAAAAGTTATTTCAGTAATTGCAGATATTCCGGTGGAAGTGGCTGATGAAATTGATCTAGAAGATACTTTTTCAATAGCTGAGGTGATGGACAGTTTTTTCGGGCAATCCCAGCCAACTGGGAACAATACATCTGGTTCATAGCTCATGAATTTAGTTTTACTCAGACTGAAATATGGGAAATGGATTGGATAGAAACTTTATTTTGGTATTCTGGAATAGAATGGATGGCAGAAAAGTAAATGGCAGATAATCGGCAATTTGTACTCAGTGCAATAGTTCAGGTTTTGGATAAAGCTACTGGTCCCCTTCAGAAGATTGGAAGGGGCTTTGGAACTGCATCCCTACAACTGGACAGAACTGCTAATAGACTTAATGCTATATCAGAAAGAACAAAGAAGATGGGAGATTCTTTTTCCAGTGCTGGGAGAACATTAACAACGGGAATTACCCTTCCTATTATCGGGGCCGGAATAGCTGCTTTGAAAACCTTTGGTGATTTTGAAATGATGACTGCTAACTTTACTACTATGTTTCAGGGAAATGAAAAAGCAGCCAAGGGGTTTTTAAAAACCATTGAAGACTATGCTAATGTAACCCCATATACTACTCGTGGACTTGCTAAGAATGCTCAGACTATGTTACAGTTTGGGATAAGTTCTGAAAAGGTAATGCCTATATTAAAACAATTAGGAGATATTGCCGGGGGTAATACAGAAAGAATGGATGCCCTTGCTCTGGCTTTTTCTCAGGTATCTTCCGCGGGAAGATTGCAGGGTCAGGATTTACTTCAGATGGTCAATGCCGGATTTAATCCTTTACAGATAATAAGCCAGAAGACTGGAAAGTCAATGGCTGAATTAAAAGATATAATGAGTAAAGGGGGCATCAGTGCTAATGCAGTAGCGGAAGCATTTAAACTTGCTACAGAGAAAGGTGGATTATTTTATAAGGGGGCTGAAAGAGGATCTAAAACTTTATATGGATTATTTTCTACTTTAAAGGATGAGGGTGAAAAATCTTTGAGAATGTTAGGAGAGTCTATAAAAGATTCTTTAAATCTTTCTGAAGAATTACCTAAGTTGGCAAAAAGAATATCTGAGGTGACAAAAAAAGTATCAGAATGGATAAAAGAAAATCCCGAATTGACTAAATTTCTTATAAAGTTTTTATTGATATCTGCTACAGTCGGTCCGACTCTTTTAGTGTTTGGAAAATTGATGTCAACAGTTTCCGTAATTACTAAAGGATTTTCCATTGCTTCTAGAGGAGCGGGGGCCTTTTTAAAAGTACTGGGATTATTAGGAAAGACTAATATGACCTCAGTATTAGGAAAATTTTCTGCTCTTGGAAAAGTTCTTGGCCCGATTGGAATTGCAATAGGATTGTTTGAGGGAATGGATCTCATACTGGAATCCATTCAAAAGAAAATGGAAGCTATTCCCGGATTATTTGACGCTATCGGGCAGCATGCTGCTATACTGACAGCAGGTATTCCTATATTGAGTCAATTCGGTTTTGGCTGGCAAATGAAAGCTAATCAGAATGCTAAGGCACGATCTAAAATTACAGCCGATCAGAAAAAGGAAATTGAAAAGCTTGCTAATGATATTATAAAAACATCCAGTGATCCGGAAAAAATAAAAAGGGCTCAGGAAATACTCAAATCTTCTCAAACAGAGATTACAATAAAAGTACAGGCTGAAGAAGGTACATCAGCTAATGTGGATAAGATTAAATCAAAAGGAAATACAAAACCTAAAGTCAGTTATGAAGGTTATACTGGAAATATATATTTATACGGAAACTAATATATGAGCTGGAGAGATAGATTACAATGGGCTTCGCAGGGAAAAGGAAAAGCTTCTTTTCGGGGAGCTTCTTTCTTTATTGAATCCAGCGAGATCGGTGTTGGCCGACAAATTGAAATGCATGGTATTTTTCAGGATAAGAAAGAAGGTGGAACAACTGAAATTGATTCCCTGATGGGTGTTTCCGGAAATACTAAAAAAGGAAAAAAGAATATAGGTGGAATTTATGCTGAAGACCTCGGCCCGGATGCTGATGAATTTATTGTAATAGGATATGTAGTTCAAAATACAGAAAATGGGTTGGATCATTTTCCCGAAAGAGATGCTTTAATTTCTGCGCTTAAGACCTGGGGGCCGGGGGAATTAGTTCATCCTTCTTATGGGAAAATAAAAGTTTCCTTATCTGAGAAAGCAAGAATAACAGAAAGTTTTAAAAATGATCTTGGTATTGCCCGGTTTGAAATGACTTTTGTTCAATACTTTAAATCTATTTTTAAAACCCAAACACCGGATTATAAACAAAAGATAGATACTTCAGTATTAGGTACGGTTAATGCAGCGCTGGATGGATTTACAGACAAGATGAGAACAGCCGGAGCCTTTCTAAATACTCTTGTTAATCCTATGATAAATACAATATCAAAAATTCAAACTGCGGTAGCTTCCGTTCAGGGGGCTCTTGCTTCTACTATCAATGCAGCACTCAGCACAATAAGTTCTATTCTTAATCTGGCAGATACTTTACTGGATGCCCCCTGTGACTTAGCTAACCAGCTGATAGCAGCCGGGCAGGCAGCTCAGTCTTTAGTCGGCATGGCCGGAGAAGTAGTGTCAGGGGGAATAGTAGGCGGATGCAGTGGAGAGACTCGCGGGGATATTATAACAATGTCCGGGGATAATGTATCAGAAAACCTGGGAATTTCTATTTGTAAGAATTTAACGGAAGCTGCTCAGTATGATACAGACGACCTGGAAGGGGTTCCCGTAGAGCAGCAGAATAATTTATCTTTAATTGCCACTATATCTCAGGTGGGGATGATAACAACAGCTGCTCAAATAGCAATCAGGATTTTATTCAGCAATCAGGAAGACATGGAAAAAGTTTTAAAATATATTACTGATGCTATGGATTATTTATTACTGAGGCTAGGGTCTGTTAATGGTGAGATTGATGATCCTTTATTGTTCCAGAAATTATCCCAGCTGAGAAGTGATTTTATTTTTTCTATGTATAAGAAGAATACAGACCTTGCTAAGCAGATTGATTATACAGTGCCTTCAGGAATTAAATCAACTTTAGTATTGGCTTATGAACAATACGGAGATATTGAAAGAGAAGAAGAGGTTTTTCAGCGTAATAAAGAAATAATAAAACACCCCGGATTCTTACCCGGTGGTGAAATATTGAGGGTATTAAGTGAGTAATTTTTCATTAAATATAGGCGGGGTATCTTATTCCGGATTTGAGACGATTGATATTTATAAATCAATGCTCATAGGCGCGGGAACTCTTGTAGTGTCCCTGAGCAACTATAAAGAATTATCCAGTGTAAAGATTGGGGATTCTATTGTAGCAGAGATTGACGGACAGAAAGTCCTGACCGGAATAATAGATAAGATGCCTGTTATGTATGGAAAAAATTATAATCGAATGGATATTGGGGCAAGAGATAAGACCTGTGATCTGGTAGATTGCAGTTTTAATTTTGTTCCTAATGAATGGAAGAAGCAGACAGTTGAAAATATTATAAAAAATTTATGTAATCCTTTTTCTGTTTCCGTATCTGTTGAGGATATAGTAAGAGCGGAAACTAATATTAAGATTGATACTTATAAAGCGAATGAAGGGCAGTCTGTATTTGAAGACATTGCTGAACTGTGCCGGGATTATGCTATTCTCCCGGTTGTATATGGGGATGGGAAAATAACCCTTACTAAGGTAACAAGTAACAGGTCATCTAATGATGGTATTATACAGGGAGTAAATGTAGAAGCCTGTTATTCTATGAATGATAATGAAAACAGGTATTCTGATTATATAATAAAAGGTCAGGGAATTGGTAATGATAATAAAGAATTAAATGATTATATTTCATGCTCTGGAAAGTTTTCTGACCCTGTAATATCCAGAGTTCGCCCGATGATAATATTTGCTGACCTTCCTACTACTCTAGGGGGGTGTCAGAAGCGCGCTAAATGGGAAGCAAGAATACATGCTGGGTTATCTAGAGCAATTGAATACCAGATTCCGGGATGGGTTCAGTCAAATAATAAAATATGGGAAATAAATTCTCTTGTTCCCGTACAGGATTCTAATTTAAAAGAAGATGCTACAAAATTGGTACTCAGTATTCGTTATCATTTTGAAAGAAGCACGGGAGAGATTTCTAAAATAACAGTTGTTGATAAGGATACTTTTAATTTAAGCAGTAATGTTATAAATATAAAATCAGGATATGATGACTAAAGATATTTACAGGCTAATAGATTCTATTAAAAGAAAAATATTTCTTCTTATCGGAAGAGCTATATTAACAGCAATAGATAATTCCGGGAAGACTATGACTGTTCAGGTAACCGGGTTAAAAGATGAAACAATTACTGGGATAGAAAGATTTCAGGAATATGGATTTGAAAGTTATCCTAAAATAGGAACGGCAGAATGTGTTATCGGATTTATAAATGGAAACAGGGAACATGGAATTGTTTTATGTATACATGACCGGGAATATAGGCCTCTTGATCTGGAATCCGGAGATACAAGACAATATGATTATCGCGGAAATAAAATAACATGTAAAAGTACGGGAATAGAGATTGAATGTCTGAATGGAAATAAAATTGAAATGATTTCCGGGGAAGTAAAAGTAAATGGTACTAATCTTGAGGTATTATTATGAGTCTTGAAATAGTAAATGAGGATTTTACTATGACCATAACACCAAATGGGGCATGGGTTCCGGCTAATCCTGTTTATACTATGTTCAAAGCTACTAAGCTAAAAGTGAATACAAAGTTTGCTTTAATATGGCATTTACTTTGGGATATAACTGGATGTGTTCTGGCTGGATATACTCATGTAAGTGGAGCAGGGGTAATATTTCCTACCGGAACAAAATGTTTTACTAATAGTGATAATCCATTACGCAGAACAGATTCGGGACAATGTTCCGGAACATTTACTAAAAATTCTGATGGTTCTATTTTAAATTGTAGTTGTGGATATGAAATAACAAATGCCGGACAAGATAAAGCAAGGTGTGAATAATGGCTGAAGATATTAAGATACAGTGGAATGAAACTTTTAATGAAGGTGATATAAAGTTCAGTGGCGGGGATCTTATCCGGGAACTAGGACTGAGAACTGCTGTAATGATGTCTATGTATACGGACAGGCGTGCTGATCCCAGTGATGTTCTTCCTGATTCTTTGAATAATGATCGCCGGGGATGGTGGGGGGATCAGATCAATTTAGATTATGAAGATGATCAGATCGGGAGCAGATTATGGTTACTGGAAAGAGCTAAGACTACGGAACAAACATTAGCAGATGCTAAATTTTATACTGAAGAATGTTTACAATGGATGATAGATGATGAAGTTGTTCAGGATATTGAAGTGGAAATAGAAAGACAAAACAGGAAAGATGGAACAGCAACACTAGCAGGCAGGATAAGTATAAAACAGTCGGATGGAACAAATAAAGCTTTTAAGTTTGATGATCTTTGGAAAGCAGAAATACTGGAGGCGGCTTAATGGCTTGGGAAAGACAAACATTAACGGAAATAATATCTCAAATAAAAGCTGATATAGTTTCTCGTATAACCGGGGCAACTACATTATTAAGAAGATCAATATTAACAATAATAAGTTATGCTCTCGGTGGGGCTGTTCATCTTCTTTACGGAAATATAGAATATAATAAAGCTCAATTATTTATGTCTACAGCGGATTCTGAGTCATTGGAAAAACATACTAATGAATATGGAATAAGCAGAACAGCAGCGGTAAAAGCTACTTGTGCAAGTGTAACAGCAACCGGGACAGATGGAACAGTAATTCCTAAATATAGTGAACTTCAAAGTGCAACCGGGCAGGTATATTTAACTGATGATGCTGGAATAATAGCTGGGGGATTATCCGTATTGAGTATTACAGCAAAAGTAGCTGGGGAAGATGGGAATGATGATCCGGGAATTTCTTTGACTTTTGTTTCTCCTATAAGTGGAGTGAATACAACAGCTACAGTAGGAAGTGCCGGAATAGATGGGGGATCTGATGAAGAGGATGATGAGTCCTTACGCGCACGCGGGCTTACGAGAAAAAGGTATCCTCCGCATGGCGGAGCTGACTTTGATTATGAAGCATGGATGAGGGAAGTTGCCGGAGTTACAAGAGCATGGTGCATTCCTAAATATCAGGGGTTGGGAACTGTAGGATGTGCTTTTGTCCGGGATGGTGATGATAATATAATCCCATCAGACGCGGAAATGCTAACAGTAAAAAATTACCTAATAAGTCATACTGATCCTATAACCGGAAAGACAATAGGTATTCCCGTGGATGCCATTGATGGACTGTACATGATTACATTAGCTAATAAGGCAATAAATTTTACTATAGGTTTATCTCCTAATGATGGTGATACTCAGGCTGAAGTACTAAGCCAGTTGCAGGATTTAATCAGTGTTGACGGAGGACCTGAGCAGACTATCAGGCTTTCCCGGATAAGGGCTGCAATCAGTGCGGCAGTAGGTGAGGAGTTTCATAATTTAGTATATCCTACATCTGATGATACCGCAGCGGCAAATCAGATTCATGTTTTAGGTTCAATTACTTTTCAGGAGTATAGCGGATAAAATATATGCCTAAAAGTTATGTAGATTATAGAAAGCTTTTGCAATCTCTTTTACCGCGCGGAAAGTTCTGGACACGGGATGAAAACGCAGACCTTACAAAATTATTAAATGGTCTGGGAGAAGAATTAAGCCGGGTGGAAGGAAGGGCAGAAGATTTAATTGAGGAAGCTTTTCCAACCCGGATACAGGAAACTTTTGAGGAATGGGA